ACAGGAACTTCATATCGCTTCCTGCTTCCTTATTGTCTGCTTTCATAGCCTACGATTTTGCTTGAGTTAATCTTTACAATTACGATGGTCTTCTCTCCCTTGTAGTTCGATCCGTAGATGCGGTCTCTCAGGCTGTCCATAGTCTTAACATCATTCACCATTATCTCCCTTGCGGTTTCGTACTTGGTGACAACCCATTCCTCCTTCTTAAACTTCTGCTTACCCTTTGTGTAGGATATCAGTACCTGAAGGTAGAAAATCGGACGAGGCATTGATGCGGATCTTGTGGATTAGTGATTCGGCGACCTTCTTCGCGCTGATTACGCCAGTTGGTAGCTCGTCTTGAACTTTAGCTGTTGGTATAGTAACGCAGTTGTCTCCGTCTTTGCCCCAAATAAACAGAACAACAAACTCTTGTCGTGTGGAGAACGGAACAAACTTGATGTCGGACCCTACAAGCTTGGCTTGTGTAATCAGGAACGTAACATCTGGTCCGCTGTCGCTCTTCACTGAGAAGGAGGAGGTAGGGGGAGATGAAATCTCCCTCCCCCACTCCATCGATAGCAGGTATGCAATCGAGGTCTCAAACATTAGAACGGCAGATCGCTTTTCTGAGCCTGAGGCTTGCTGTACTGAGCATTCTGTGACTGACCATCTTGCTTTGGCGTGTGCGGAGCAATAGAAGCGTATGGCTTCGTAGGATCTTGTTTACCTGGACGGATGGTGATTTTCACACGACCATCAGGACCAGCAAATGCTTTTGCGTCCTCAAGTTGAGTGAGTGAAACAACCAATGAGTATCCAGTGAATTGACCTTGGTAGTCATTGTGATATGCGCTACCGAAGTAATTGATTTTACTCTTCTCTGACATAAAATTAGAATTAAAGTTCTCCGTAAATGATGTAAGTGTCGAGATCTTCGCCGTTGATGAAGTAGTCCGTATAAATACGAACAGCATTCTCAACTAGGCGCTTACCCTCGAGGTAGAAGGATTCGGAGACGGAGAAGACCCCGATGTCCTTGCTACCTTTATCGACTGCGATGAACTTAAAGTTCTCGTAGCCAATTCCAAACAGCGTGCAGTAGATGTACACTTGAGCGGGATAACCATACTTTCGTGCGCTGTAGTTAAATCCAGAAATCTCTGAAGTTGTCTTCAAATCGTAAACTGCAACACCTGGGTGTAGGATATCAGCCTTGGCTCGGTGAGGCAGTCCCTCGACGTGACCAATTGCAGGTTTCTCGAACTCTGCACCCTTGAGCATATTCTTTACTATTTCGTTGCGTAATAGTGCGTCAACAACATACATTGCTGAGTCGTACTCGTTTGCTGTAAGTAGTGTCTGTCCTTTGCTTAGCTGTTGCTTTGCTTCCTTGTAAGCCTTGGTAGACTTCGTGGATACGTCAACAGTAACGAAAAGGCTATCGACCTTCTCTGGTTCAAGGACTGCCGTGTGAATTAGTTTACCTACGGAAAGCGCAGACGTTTCAAGCTGATGGCCACGCAAAGACTTTGCGTACTCCTTCGGGCTTGCGTTCAGCAACTTGTCAGAAGAAGATGATAGTGAAGCGCTACCTAGGTACCCATAGTAGAAGTCATCATCCATCATTGCATCCAACAGCGTGGGCAACTCCCACGACGTGCCGTCAAGTAAGACAATCTCACTCATTACTTCTTGATGAATTTGCTCAGCGCGTTACGCTGTGCCTCAGACAACTGGGTCCCGATAGCTGCAATAATCTCATCATACTTGGCTTTCGTCCCGACCTCTTTCATTCGGTCAACAGCCTTCTGAAACATATCGTCCTTTGGTGGGGCAACGGACGCTGGCTTCGCCGTAGGCATCGAAGCCGGAGCGTCCTTGCCGTGAGTATTTGTAGCATCAGCATCTTTGGTATCGTCAATCAACAGCAAACCATTCAGCGCATACTTACGAGCATACGAAGAAGAGGCACCGAATGATTGGGCGATGTCCATACCCTTGCGGTTCGGATCAATACCTGCACAAGCGGAAGCCGCAATGCTGTTCTCTCCGTCGCTGATGGTAACAACAGCTTTGATAATCAACATCGAGTTAGCAAATGCATCGCCAAGGATTTCATCTGAGATGGTCATAGTCAGTCCGTTCTCTGCGAGCAGAGGCTTGACTGCCTCGAGGATATCCTCTTGGTTGCGGTAAGAGTACTTACCAAACGAATTGTACTGAGACTTGTGAGCCTTCAGTCGCGACTGAACATTAATCAGTCGCTGTTGGAACGTTTGTTCTTTCATTGTAGTGAATTGAATTGTTGGACAAATATAACAGCAATCTTGCTGATATGCAAGTATTTATTGCTGTTTTCTTTCAACATACCTGCTCCACATCTTCGCGGCAACAGCAATACGTTGTAGTCGGAACGGATAGTCGGCACGTAATCTAGCCATAGCTATCCTCATAAACTGTTCTCTCATTGTTTCATTGGTTGTTTCGGGTTGGACATAGTGCGCCTGGATTGCGCTCGGTAACGTAGCGTCAGGAAGCCTTACGCTCCATAAGCTGTTCTAGCAGGGCATCGCGCTCTGACTCGGCGGCTTTGAGGGCCGCCTCCATCGCGCTAATCCGTAGCACGTAGAACTCTACTAGTGACTGAAAGTGCTCGCTCATAGTTATCATTTTGGTTTCTCTTGCGCTCTTGAGCTAAGCGAAGTTAGCGCTCGTTCTCGAGACTTGCAAGTTTTTTGGTTGAATTAAAAATAAAGTTATTAACAGCAAATATCAATCTGAGATCCCGGACAGTCGCTACTGCAGACCACCTTGCTGTCGGTAATCCACATCCCATCTGGGGAGTTGTCAGGGTCGGGCTTGACGTGGTACACACCAAAGCGCACAAGCCCTTCCTGATCCTTGCCTACGTTATCATCCAGCCAAAGGTTAACATCGTAGCACTCGTTTCCCACGTAGGTGGTAACCCACTCGTCATCGACAAGTGGTTCGATCGTTACCTCCGCACGCTCTGAGCCAATGCAGAACTTTATGCGGAAGGTTGTTGAGGTGAATGATTCGTAGGTCATCTTCATAATTATAATGCTTTGAGTATCTGCGCCACTATTAACACTACAATGTTAGCGAAAATAATCACCTGCAGAAACGACATAGCTTTTTCAACAAGTAGGTCAAAGACCTCACCGAACTCCTCGTTTGTTTTCTTGCGATTCATAACTCATTGTTGATTTTGTTGTTGATGTGTCTCTTGTATTGTTCGACATAAGCCAAAGCAAAGTCAAGGAAGTCTTCGTGAAGGGGGAAGTCAATGACTGTGTCCCCCTCCGAGCTCGAAAACATTGCTGTTAGCATATAGTTGTCGTTGTCAACTGACCAAGATAGCGACTCAGTTAGTTCAATGTAGATTCCGTTTTTCATCGTAGTGCGTTTTGAAGTTGTTCTTTAGTAAGCCCTGCCTGATCAGCCAACCAGTTCAGGAATGTGTTCTCTTGGTGCGTACGTACCACAAGCTGTGCGGCAGTAGAAAATACGTTGCTCGTCTGAGCGAAGATGAAGAATGTCTCGACTGGCGGTACAAGTTCTCCTGAGTGTACTTTGTCAACAAACTCGTTGAAGTCCCACTTCCACTTGACATCATCGTACATATCGGTAGACCATCCTTCGGCAACGCAGGTGAAGCCATCGGCAATCTCTACATCAACGTATCCTCTCCATCCGTCTATTCGCTTCCATTCGGCTTTCTTGATGCACTGAGGTGGGCCGTCGTACGGGTCGTAGTTCTCGTAGTCTCGGTGCTTTTCTAGAGTATAGGAGTACTCAATGCGGCTAAGGTTCTCGTACTCAGGGTCGTATTCGTATACGCTCACCGCACTATCCCAGTGAGAAGAGTAGCAGTCACTGCAGATGATTTCATCCTTGGCGTTGTACTCGTAGTAGTCGTTGTCCTGATCGAACTCTTGTCCGCACTCAGTACAGTTCTGAAGTCGGATATCGATTGGGTTGTCGCTGTAGTCTTTCATTTCTTTTGCTGTTTAATAGATTCTAATTGCTTGGCGTAGTTGAAGGCTTCGTCCTCGTATGTGAAGGATCGGACCAGTCGGAACGGACTCTTCTGAAGTACATCAAAGGTCTCGCTGTCTGGGTTATACGAAACGATGAACGGCATATCAGACGAAATAGTCGTTATCACTGAACTCGTAGCCCATTGTCTTAGCGAAGCGAAACGCCTCGTTAAAGTTCTTGAACTCGTAGCCCAAGCTTTGGTCCGACTCATCAACCAGGATGAACACACCGTTTGCGTACTCAATGCACACCTTTGGTTGGCGCAGTGGAGTGAAGATTTGTCCGAAGAAAGATTTCATTGCTTAAAGGTTTTTAAATTTAAATTCTGTTCCGTCCTGATCAAAGAAATTAATCTTTGGTTGGTCTGACTCTTGGTCGAAGTCGATGTCTATCTCCCGGATATCTCCGCCGTCCTTGCCCATCAGGATAACTCCCGCAACTGCGTAGCCCTCCTCAATGAACTCTCCGTAGATTTCAAGGCCAAGGAACTCATTCATCAGCATCTCCTCAATCTTCTCGAGGACAGGCATAGGCAAGCTCCACGCGGTGTCAAAGAACAGCACAGTGCTGTCCCCTTGCTTCGAGGGCCGAAGCTCTCCGTAGGCCGCGTTCCACTTGGTCCCCCAGTTCTCGCGGTTCCAGTCGTACCAATTCGGTATGTTGTTCTCCTCGCAGTACACTCTCTCGGTATCTCCTAAGTTACCCCTGAAGATATTCGCAGGTGGTGGTATTAGCTTCTCGAAATCGATTGGCTGTTCTGACCCGATTCCGTTGCCGATTGCGGCAAAGAATTCTTGCTGTAGTTTCTGATCGCCTGATACTTCAAGGGCTGTTCTCATCCAATTAGGCATTGCTTTGATTTTTTACTTGGTTAGCTTCTATACGAACACGTAAGAAAATGCTGTCATTTATTTTCTCCATAATTGAGTCCTCGATATCTTCGATTGCGTTCGAAACAATACCTAGCTTTTCAGACTCACGATAGGCCATAAGCTTCTTTGCTGTTGACTCGTCAATCTTTCCTAGGTCGTACAACCCTTCAACGTGGTTATCAAAGTCTTCTGCGGTCCAGGCTAAGGAAGATAGTTCTACTTGATTGAATTCCTCGTGGCCAAACTTAAGTCCGCCAACGACTACATCTATTGCCTGAGCAAGTTGGTCGTTCTCACCGTCCTGAAGTCCTACCAGGAATTCTACGGCTTCTAAAAGGCTCATTGTGTTTTTCATTGTGTTTAATTGTTTTGTTGGTTTTTCAAAGGTTAAAAGAATTACTTAGATAGACAAACCCATTTTCAGTCATTTTCTATCTTGTTTTTAATCGCTTCCTCGACATCACTTAGGTCAATGTTTTCGTTGGCGTACTCGTACAAGGCGGCATAAGCGGCCTGGTAGATGTCAGTAATCTCAAAGTCGCTGTCCTTGAAGTTCGTGAAGTGAAGTTCCCGAATGATTTCGAAGCAGTCCGCCGCATAGATCACAGCGTTCTCGATTGATTGATGCATCCAGTCGAAGACCTCTTCGAGCTCACTGATTTGGTCGTTGTTTACAGCCTCTAGAAGTTCTGCCTCTAGGTCGGCAGTGAATTGATATTTGTTAAAGCGTTCCATAGTTTCTTAGTTGTTTTTAAGTTGATTAAAAAGTTTGCCCCAGTCTCCCTCGAAGGCAGGGCGGGTGAACAGCAAAGTGCCGTCCGTTCCGTGGTAGACACTAATCACCCCCTTGTGCAGTTCCACCTTGAGCGATGCCGCTCCTGATTCTAATTGTTTCATAGTTTTAATTATTTCGTTGGTTAGTCAAAGGTTAAAAGAATTGTTTGTTCGGCAAAACACATTTTCGGTCAAAGTGGATACATTTCTGGTACCTCACCATCAAACTCCTCTTCGAGCTCAATGTCAACACCCATAGAGCGTGGGTCGCATAGATCGTGGATGACCTCACTCTCGTGGAACTCCTTCAGCGCAAGTCCGACGGCCTCCTCGTAGTTTTCAGATTGAACCTCGACGATGGTGCTGTTGCTCACAGTCACGATGAATTGATAAGTTTTCATAAGTTAGATTTCGTTGGCGGTTATTAAAGTTCTAGAACAGCAAGAGAAACGTTTCCTTGCTCGTCAATTAGTCCGTGGTCAATTAGCGCACTCGCAGTCCGTCCGTAGTGACCCTGAAGATTCCAGGCTAGACCGCTCTTCACAAGTTCGGCAAAGAAGTACACGACCTCCTGATCAGTGAGCTCTCCGCTCTCGTATGCAACGATGCTTTCAATTGAAGTGTTCATAGTTTCGATTGTTTTATGGTTAAGACAAGGATTGCTCCTTGTTTCGGACATTTAGTCCTCATCAGTTAACCTTTTTCACTATTGTTTAACCATAGGTCGTAAACAAACTTATAAGGTGTTTCTATCTCTCTTGCAAGTTCCTCAAATAACATTTCTCGCACAATTGAATCGTATACACCAATGTATTCGTAAACACATTTACCAATAAGAAGTTGGTGCAAAAGACCTGCAAATGTTGGTTTGCAATTAAGTTCCAAACCTAATTCATCAGTTGAAAAGTTTTTCAGATAATAGTCCTTAATAGTCATTGTTTTGATTGTTTTATGGTTAAGACGTCTCGCGACGTTTCGTCCACCTAGGACTCCTCAGTTAACCTCTTTGCGGCATACACACCCGCCTCGATTGCCTCACCCTTCGTTGCCCATAGTTCGTCAGTATATTCACACACATCGAACTCAGGAGAACTCACAGCCCACTTCAGCGCACCCTCGGCATCACGATGGTAGCAAACCCTAATTTTAAGGCCCCCAAAGGAATACGTATGCACTTTCATAGCATAGAAAGTTTTAACTTATTTAACGATTTCGTATCCGTAGCCCACGATGGGCACCTCAGCACCACTGAAGTTCTCGAACATACACCGAACTACCTTGTACTCCTTAGTGCGACTAGGACACTTAGTCTCACGGCGGTATACCTCCTTGTGAACTACTCCGCCTCCGATTAAGACAAAGAATGAGTATAGGTTTGATTTTTTAGTTTTCATAGCAGAACAGTTTTTTCGGTTTTTCAAATTTTTAGTAGCCTAACTTAGTCGCACGTTGCTCAACCTTAGTGAGCAGTTCGTTCGCACGTTTGCAGTGGTAGTTCACATCAGCAGTGTCGTACTCGTAGTCCTCAATATCTTGCAAGGTGATAACCTCACGACGCAAGTCAACGAAGGCGAATTCTTTCTCCTTAAGGAAGTTCGGAACACGTGACTCAAGTTCAGCAAGGCGGCGTACGTTGTTCTCTACCTGCTCAGTCAAAACCTCGACCGAAGGTATCTCGCCGTAGGTGCTCTTAATGAAGTCTCCGAGTGAGGGGGTGTTGTAAAGTGATGAAGGAGTCATAGCAATTGTTTTAATGGTTTAACACTGCGAATGTAGTTAGCCGAAACGAACCCACAATAGGCAAACCGCAAATTGAACGAAACTATACATCCATTGCTCAAAATGATGGATAAAGCTAACCGAATTCCTTTGGCTCGCGCACGCGCATAATGCGCGCACACACACGCGTAACGCACACACGTGAGCACGTGCACAAGTGCGCATAGCACGTGGGTAGGGGTGGGAGATAGTGGGCAGAAAGGGGTGAAGTAGGGGGGGGATTGTTCCTCCTTTTTCCCTAGGAACTCAAGTCAAAACCCTCAGCAAAATCAGTCAGTTCATCACGAGAGTCACGTGGGCAAAACGCTGAAACCTACGAACGAAATGCTGTCAAACGCAACCCCATACGTCTGGGAATCGGTTTCCGTACGCGCGCGCGAACGATCGATTATGTATATAATCCCCTAGGTACTTATTTGCACCACTAGATACTTATATCTAACCCTAGGTACTTATTTGTAACCCTAGATACTTATTTGTGGTCCCTAGATACAAGTTGGCTGTAATAAAAAGAAAAAACTATTAGAGCCAACTGATTTGCTGTTATGATTTGAACAGCTATGGTTGGGGTATAGTACGCCTGTATTATGGGTAGCTGAGCGGATCTTAGGAGCTTGAGCTTTGTTTGCTCTCGGCGGTGGGGTGGGGGCTCTGCTGAGGCGCCGCCCCTTCTTTGTTTGGTAGGCTAAGTAGGCTCTCGATGATAAGAGAGCTTAGTTAGTCTGCGTTCTGTCTATCGGCTCTAGCCTTAGCGAAGTTACAAAAGAAAAACGAGAAAGTCAAGTGGTAGATGTTAGTTTATTGGTGTGTCTTTCAGATAGTTATATAAATATCTACTAAATTAGTAGGAGTTTATTTTTCTTATGGGTCCATAAAACAGCTATTATTGCTGTTACTATCTTTGCCGTATGAAGTTAAGTAAGTACGTATCGTTGGCTGAGGTAACACGGAGTGATACTGCCAAGCGCAAGGGGATTGATAATAGTCCAACAGCAGAACATCTGGAGAACCTTAAGGTTATTTCGGAGGAGGTGTTCGACAAGGTACGTGAGTACTTTGGTGTTCCTATCTTTATCTCTAGCGGATACCGCTCTGCTGCCTTGAACAAGGCTATTGGTGGTAGCTCTACTTCGGACCATAACCTTGGAAAGGCTCTTGACTTGGATCAAGACGGTCACGGCAATGGTGTAACGAATGCTGATGTGTTTAACTACATCAAGTCTAACCTTGACTTCGATCAATTGATATGGGAGTTTGGGACAGACAAGAATCCTGACTGGGTACACGTAGGATACCGCAAGGGTGCCAATCGTAAGCAGATCTTGAAGGCTGTTCGTGAGGGTGGCAAGACAAAATACGTAGCGTTTAAATAGATAACTTTGCACTTATGAAACCAAAGATGACCGTTTACCAGATGGGTGGCAAGATGCCAATCGATCCTAAGAAGAAGATGTCTCCAGCTGATCAGAAGTTTAACGCTGCTGCTCGCACTCGTGAGGCAGAGAACCTTACCGAGATGCGTAACGCATTGAAGGCTGAAGGTCCTGAGGAGCTTGCTAAGTTCGACAAGGAGCTTAAGGCTAAGGGCTTCAAGGTTGTCAAGCGCCCCGTCAAGAAGATGATGGGTGGCGGCAAGATGAACGTTGACGGATACTACGAAAAGGGCGGTAAGATGCCTAAATACGGAAAAGGTGGAATGATGAAGTACCTAAAGGGCAGTCAGGTTAAGCTTGACAAGAATATGGACGGAAAGATCACTGGTGTCGACTTCAAGATGATGAAGTAATGAAGATTAAGAAGTACAACGAAGGAGGCGAAATGGAGATGGGTCAGATGGCTATGGTCAAGGCTCCGTCTCTTGATGAAGCTGTTGCTCAAATCAAGGCTGCTGTAAAATCAGGCAAGATGATGCCAACCCACTACAAGATCAAAGCCTGTTACTACGAAGAGGACGAGGAATAGTGGCTAAGTCGTCCAAGAAACGAGTAGCGAACAGCAACGGAGTCAAGCGCGTAAGCAAAGACCGAGTTGCTGTTGGCGTTAATAATACTGCAATACTAAATAAATTAAAACAATAGCTATGGAAGTTCGTTCTGACTTCATCATTCACTTCAACGAGAAAGTTGGCAAGTACTTAGTAATCCATATTAATTTAGTAGAAGATTACTTCAAGAGCAACTTTGAGATGGACTCTCCGTTCTTTGGAGCAGCAGACTTTAAAGAGGTAGACAAATACTTCGTTGAACTCTTAAAGTGACACTAAAGGACATATACGGGCAATACTGCGTTGATGCCAATGGATGGCACACCACAGACAAAGGTTCGTACCACGACTATCTAGATGGATACTACAGCAAAGAGTTCACTATCCCAGAGAAGGTTACTGCTGTACTTGAAATCGGAGTACAGAACGGAGGAAGCCTTATACTCTGGCACGAATGGTTTACAAATGCCAAGATTGTTGGCATAGATGTAACAGATGCGTGTTTAAACAACTATCGTGAAGCATCGCTAGGTCGTGAGTTTCCAAGGATTGAAATCGTTATTGCAGACGGCTACGACAAGTCGGTGGTAGACACACATAAAGACAACAGCTACGACTACATCATAGACGACGGACCACATACGCTAGAGAGTATGAAGGATGCTATTGAGCTGTGGATGCCGAAGGTTAAGGTTGGTGGTAAGCTTATCATCGAAGACCTTCAGCACGTAGAGTGGTTTGATGAGCTGGCTGCTCACGCAAAAAAATTCGGTTACAAAAAATATCGGACCTTTGATCTTCGACAAAGCAAGGGACGATACGACGACTTAATCTTTGAGTTAGAGAAATGAAAACGAAGAAGTACTACGCCAGCAACCCAGAGGCGTACGAGAAGAAGAAGAAGTACGACAAGGAGTACCACTCTACTGAGGAGCGAAAGAAGTATCGTGCGTTCTTGAACAAAAAGAACCGTCAAGCCGGAACATACGGAAATGGCGACGGCAAAGACTACGACCACGACGAACGTAGGTTTATTTCAGCTGTAAAGAACAGATCTAAGAAATGAAAGCCAAGAAGAAACAGACCCACGTAATGGTGCCCGCACCTGAAGGTCATCACTGGATGATGGAAAAAGGTCGTTACTACCTGATGCCAGACAAAGACGGGAAGTTTACTCCCCACGCTGGGGCTTCGAAGGAGGCAAAATTCCGCTTATATCCTTCCCATCAAGCTTAGCACGCTCGATAATCTTCTTTCCTAGCGGAGTGTCCTCGTGACCTTTTAGCTTACGACCTAACAGCTTTGTAGGTATACCTTCTGCCCTGTCTTTGATTTCTGTATTGACAGCTCTGTAGTCGTACTCTAGGTCTATCTTCATCTGGCCACTGGTGATTGCCACCCATTCCTCTACAATACGTCGACCTTCTTGAGTCAGGGCGTAACGCTTGCGGTAGTTCCATTTATTCTCTTCCCGAAACCACATAGACGCATCCTTGTGGATGTCGATGTCTTCCTTGGAGAAGTAGTCAAAGAGGAAACCTTTCTTTCGGAGTTTAACAGTTAGCCAATCCTTGGTTTGATTGTATGACTTGGACAGTTGTTGTGCCATCCATTCGATAGTGAAGAACTCAAGGTCGTATGCGAACAGAAGGAATTGTATTTGGATTGGGATCATCCCATACTTTTCCTTGATGTATTTATTGGCGTGCCACGTATACTTGTATGTGGGAGCACTACGATCGTCTCGGTAGGCGAAGTCCCTGAACTTCAGGTCTACCTTTTTCTTGAACTTTTTAGCCAATGAAGTAAATTGTATCTTTGTAGCAAAAGTACAGAATATGGGAACACTTAGCGGCCAACGCGTAAAAGATGCGTATACTTCTCTCCTTAAGCTTGAGAGTGGTACGGCTACGTCTACTACCAAAGTAATTGAGGACGGAGCTGGAAACGACACTGCCCTTAAGCTGTCCACTACTAAGGTTGAAGTAAATGGAACGCTTGGCTTTAGTGAAGCTCCCACTACTGGATCTACTGAAGTTGCAGCTCTTTTTCTTGATGCGAGTAATAACCTTGTTAAGCGCAACCTCGGAACAGCAGCATTTACCTCTGGTGCTAGCCTTACTCCTGTTGCTCCTCTCAACATTGCTAGTGACGTAATCTCAATCAATGCTCCAACAACGCTTTCGCAGCTGACCTCAGCAACACTAGCAACAGCAGACACCTTTATGGTGTACGACGCAACAGCCACTGTCTACAAGTATGTCACACTATCTGACCTTACAACTTACGTAGGAAACAACATCTCAGTTGCTGCTGCTGGAAGCAACGGACAGGTTACATACAACAATGGAGGTGTAGCAGGAGGATCTTCAAGTCTTGTGTTTAATGACTCGCCGGGCGCTGAACAGCTGAACTTTATGGGTCTTGACTTCGTACAACGCGAAGCATCAAGCGGAACCTGTGCATTCTTTAGCCGTTCAGATAGTGCTACAATCAACAACGCTGTAACCAATGGTGTAGTAACAACTATTGAGGCTGACCTTTTTGCTGGCGGCTGGATTATCGACTATATGATCTATAACTCTGGATCTACGATTGTACGAGTTGGAGAGATTCACGTGGCTTGGAACCCAGACAACCTCGCTACATCACCAGTAATGATCGATTCAATCAAGACTTCAATTGGATCTTCTACCACGTCTACGTTTGTTTTTAACGCAACAATCTTATCTACCACCCTTCAGCTTCGAGCAAGCAACACGACAGGAAGTAATATGACCGTACTTGTCAACGGCAAAGCTTTCTACGCGTTCTAGTATGACTAAAGAAGAAGCACGGGTAGAGCTGTTTATTCTAGCTCGTAATAACTTCGAAGAGATTATGGAGAAGGCCAAGGATCTTGGCATCTATGATGACTTTATGATGATTGCAACCGTTGGGCTTGTAGCTGGGGAGCAAGAAGGTAAGAACGTTGTTGAGTCTATATCGACTATTGATGTAGACAACACTGAAGAAATGAACTCATTATTGATGTACTTAGCTACATCATATCAGGAGATGGATGATGACGACGAGGATACCGATCCGTCTGATCCTGATTTCTGGCTAAATTTGAAGTAAATTAAATGAAATGGACATTATCAGAAAAATTATTGCGGGGACCGACCCGCTAAAGGCCCTCGCCTACTATGTAGGACAGAAGGCTGGCGACGGAGAAATCCACGCCATTATGCTTGACGGGCAGTACCTAGTACGTCACGGAGAGCGCAGGTATATGGTATACCTCATCAAGAACAACAGCATTATGCTGTGGAAGACAATCGAGGGTATGCCAACCATTGTAGAGTACGACTGCAACTTCTAGTTGTAACCCACTTACAATTTTACTTTAATTTATATGAAACCATTGTACCACATTCTTGTACATATCCCGTCGGCTGTAAACGACACCATCAAAGTGGGTGAAACTGAAATATACGTAGACACCAAGTTCAACGAGTTTGAGTACCGCACAATGAAGGCGAAGGTTGTTGGAATTCCAGCGAAGTTCGAATCTCAGGTAGAGGTTGGAGACTATGTCTTCCACCACCACCACGTAGCGCTGAACGATAACCAAATTGTTGACGTCAACGAAAAGGTCTACCGCGTCAACTACGACCCATTCGGTGGTAGCGCAAACCAAGCCTACCTGATTGAGAAACCGGATGGAACTTTGCTTGCTGTTGCAGACTGGGTGTTCCTAGAGCCAGTAGAGCAGGAGCCTGAACTCAAGAGCGATGTTCTGGAATTAGTTACGTTTAAGGAGCCCGAGAAGCGTTGGGGACGTATCGTATACGGAAGCCAGTGGTTGGAGTCGGAAGGACTTGCTGTTGGGGACGTAGTGTTCTTCGCTAAAGACGCAGACTACGAGATGGACATCAATGGCCGCAAGCTGTGGCGTATGCAAATCCACCACCTGCTATGCGCAAAGCAGTAAGCAAGTTCACCACTGTTGACGCAGCCCGCAATCTTATCTCCGCAATGGAGGCTGCCATCCAGAATATGACCGAAGAGATTCGCAAGCCAGTGGACCCTGACCTAACGGGGTCTGCTCGTAAGGCGGAACTTCAGGCCATCAAGGATACAGCCCTAGCGTGCAAGGAACTGATTGTGGAGCGACAGAAGCTAGAACAGCTAGTGGGAGACCTCGAGGAGTCTGGTGGCTTCGAGGAGGAGAAAGACTTCAAGGGAGGATTCGCAGAACGAATGGCACGTAAGTGATGGCAGGTCTGAAGATGATAGACGGCGAAGAGGTGATCAACATCTGTCCCAATGGGTCGGATGGTCCGATCATTGAGATTGAGTCGCTGAATATTCAGCTTCCAGAGCCAACGAATGTTCTATTCCAAAGTTTACCAGTAGTGAACCAAAAGTGGCAAAGAATAGAATTGCCACGAGAGCTGTCCCAGATTAAGTCTATGGACGACTGGTACGAATCACCACGAGAGTTCCAACAGAAGTGGAGTCCCTACATCGAGGAGGAGTTCCGCCGCAGAAGAGAAGGTGTGTGGTTTATGAATAACGGTGTTCAAACATACATTACTGGACACCACTATATGTTCCTTCAGTGGAGCAAAATTGACATTGGCTACCCGGGCTACCTAGACTTCCAGAGAAAGCTGTTCACCCACTTCGCTGCGTGCGAGGCTGACCCACGTTGCTTGGGACAGATCTATACCAAGTGCCGACGTTCTGGGTATACCAATATGAGTGCAGCTACGCTTGTGAACGAAGGTTCGCAGGTGAAAGAGAAGCTGTTGGGTATTATGAGCAAGACAGGTACTGACGCTCAGGAGGCGGTGTTCGGTTCCAAGATCGTGCCAATCTTTAAGAGCTATCCATTCTTCTTTTCTCCAATCCTAGACGGTACCACCAACCCACGAATGGAGCTTGCGTTCCGTGAACCTGCAAAGCGCATCACTAAAAAGAATAAGACTACCTCACGAGGAGAGGCACTCGACACAATCATCAACTGGAAGAATACTACCAACAACGCATACGACGGAAGCAAGACCCATATGTTGTTTCTTGATGAGGCTGGTAAATGGCTGAATCCTAACGATATACGTGAGGTGTGGCGTATCCATAGAACGTGTTTGCTTGTTGGACGTAGGGTTATCGGCAAGGCGATGGTAGGCTCTACCGTGAATCCACTTGACAAGGGAGGCCGAGAGTTCCGAGACTTGTACTACGACTCTGACCCGAATGACCGCAACGAGAACGGACGTACCAAGAGTGGTCTGTACAAAATATTCATCCCGGCTTACGATGCGCTAGAAGGATTCTTCGACCAGTACGGTTTGCCTATCATTGATGACCCAGAGCAGCCAGTGATGACTGAGGATGGAACGTTCACCACTATCGGTGCACGCACGTTCTTGAAGAACGAGAGAAAAGGACAGCAAAACAACAGCTACGAGCTTAACGAGATCATCCGTCAGTTCCCGTTTACTGAGGACGAAGCGTTCCGTGATTCGACCAAGTCTTCGCTGTTTAATATCCAAAAGATCTACGAACAGATTCAGCACAACGAGGAGCTGTACCCCAATCCAGTTATCATTGGCAACTTCCAGTGGAAGGAAGGCAAGCAGGACACAGAGGTTGTCTTTGCACCAGACCCTAACGGAAGATGGCGAGTGGCGTGGCTAGCACCACAGTACATTCGAAACAAACGAAAGATAGAGAACAACAAGATGGTTGCTCCCAACGGAGCATTTGGTGTGATGGGAGTTGACTCCTATGACCTTGACACTACGATCGACTATCGAGCATCTAAGGGTGCCTGTCATATCTACAACAAGTTCTCGATGGAGCACCCAGCGAATATGTTTGTAGCTGAGTATGCATCTCGTCCACCGCTTGCTAAAATCTTCTACGAGGACATCCTTATGGCTGCTGTATTCTACGGATACCCTGTGCTGATAGAGAACAACAAGTACGGCATTGCACGATACTTTGAGTCACGAGGGTATGACGAGTACCTAATGGACCGCCCAGCGCATCTTATGTCGTCATCGGCAAAGGTGAACGTAAAGACAAAGGGTATCCCATCCAACAGCCAAGACGTGATCCAAGCCCACGCTCAGGCTATCGAGGCGTATATCCACGACCACGTAGGTCTCCACAACGAGACCGGACACTTCGGGAAGATGTACTTCACAAGAACGCTGGAGGATTGGATTAACTTTAAGATTGACGACCGAACAAAGTTTGACTTAACCATCAGCTCTGGACTCGCACTTCTTGGGGCACAAAAGCAGGTAAAGGAAACAAAGAAGACAAACTTCAACGAGAAGGTTTTCTTTCGTAAAGGCAAGGAAATTACGCGCTGAGATAACACGTACCTTTGTACATAAACTGCGATAAATGGATCAATACTCAGTAAAAAGCAGCGGGTACGACTCTACGTTTCCTGATCCGCTTGCGTCACACGAGGCCAAAGTAAGTAAAGCCTATGGCCTACAATACGCCAAGGCCATCTACAGCCAATGGGGTAGTGTAGAGTGGGAAGGCTCACTATATGGTAAGCGTTGGAAGGAGTTTGAGATTTCTCGCGACTATGCCAACGGAACACAGGACACTTCAATCTACAAGCAAATCCTTACGTCGCTAGACCCAAACAACGGAGACGGATCACTGGTAAACCTTGACTGGACACCAGTACCTATCGTTCCTAAGTTCGTAAAGATTGTAGTAAACAAGATCCTATCGTCTAAGTTTTACCCTAACGTAGAGGCCGTAGATCCACTCTCTCGCAGTGAGAAGGACTACGAGAAGAACAAGATGAAGATTTTCATCGAGAACAAAGACGTACTTAAGGAAGCCAAAGAGTCTGGACTGCGTACTGAGGTAGACCCCGACCAACTTCCCGATACCGCAGAAGAAACCGAAATATTCCTTGAGACCAACATCAAGACTGCAGCAGAAATCGCTGCACAGATTGGCATCAACCTTACCCTTAGCTGGAACGACTTTGACGAGCGTGTGTTCCGTCGTAACGTAGAGGACCTCGTTACCTGCGGTATGGCTGTCACCAAACGCAGCAACGACCCCAACTACGGAATCGTAGAGGAGTACGTTGACCCAGCATACTTCGTCCACAGCTTCACAGATGACCCCACGTTCAGCGACATCATCTACGCAGGACATATGAAGCGTATGAGCATCTCTGAGCTTAAGCGTGTAGCGGGTAATCAGTTCACTGAAGACCAGTACGAGAAGATGGCGCGCACGGTGATGAACCGATTCGGTAACGATGCTAACCGTTTTATGGACCAGCGTTACGACGTAGGTATGGACCGCTACTACTACGGCTACGACGAGTACACCATTGACGTACTTGACTTCGAGTTCGTAAGCGTTGACAACATCATCTTCGAGAAGAAGGAGTCTCGCTTTGGCAACATCGGATTTTACTACAAGGGCCACAAGTACAATGCACCACAGCAGAGTGTATACGATCGTGAAGCTGTTTATATGCAGAACCAGACGCTATACGGAGGCTGCTACATCCTTGGCACGGAATACATCTACGACTACGGGGTAAAGAAAAATATACCTAAGAACGTACACGACCTTAGCCGTACTCGTATGAGTTACAGCGTGATGGCTAGCAATATCCGTCGTATGATTCCTAAGTCAATGGTAAGTTCTATCATTGGATTCGCTGACCAACTTCAGATCACTCACCTCAAGCTTCAGCAGTCAATCGCTAAGGCCAAGCCTGATGGATTGATTGTAGACATCGAAGGACTGGAGAACGTACAGCTCGGCCGCGGTGGAGAGCTTCAGCCTCTTGACATCCAAGACATCTACGAGCAGACTGGTATCTTCTACTACCGTTCTAAGAACGCAGACGGAAGCTTCCAGAACCCGCCCATCCGTCCGTTGGACAACAGCATCCGCAACATCAACGAACTCATCACCATCTACAACCACGCACTACGGATGATCCGTGACGCTACGGGTATCAACGAGGTGATGGACGGAACGAGTCCTAAAGGAGACCAGCTTGTTGGTGTACGTCAGCAGCAGCTTGCCGCTGGCAATAACGCACTCTACGACATCACCAACGCAGCGATTGTGCTGTACCGCAAGATCTGTGAGGACGTGGTGAAATGTCTGCAGATTCTTCCTCCAAAATCTATTTTGTACCAAGCGTACGAAACTGCAATTGGACGCGAGAATATGGCGGTATTGTCGAGTTTCTCAGCGCTTCCTATGTATAACTTCGGAGTACGTGTGGTAAACGATATGGGTGAGCTTGACCGGATGTACCTTGAGCAGAACATTCAGGCTTCCATCGCTAACGGAGAACTAGACATCGAAGATGCAATCGCCATCCGTCAGCTGCGTGACATCGACCAAGCCGAGCGCTTGCTTATCGTACGCCGTAAGAAGCGTATGAAAATGCGTCAGGAGATGGCTCAGCAGAACTCTCAGTTCCAAGCACAGGCTAACGCTCAGGTGGCTCAGGTTACCAGTCAAGCCAAGATGCAGGAGGAGCAGATGAAGGCACAGCTCGAGGCACAGAAGATTCAGCTTGAAGCACAGGCTAAGGCTCAGCTGCTGCAGGTGGAGTACGACCTTAAGATGCAACTAGCTAGGGTTCAAGGTCAGTTCGGTATTGCCGAACAGCAGATTGAATCTGGTGTACGTCAGAATGCCGACCAGCAGGCGGAAGACCGCAAGGATGACCGCATCAAGGAGCAGGCCGTAGCCCAGAGCAAACTGATTGCTCAGCGTAAAGGCGAGCGTCCTGAACTCAAGAAGGAAGACCTCGAGGCTCAGGAAGACATCGTTGACATCATCTTAAATCAATAACTATCTTTGTAGGGCAATAGCGTTGCTCTTTAACCTTTAATCTTTTTCGTTGTGAGCTATTCAAACATTACCAACCCAGTAAACTACCAACTGCAAGCCTTTGGTCAAAAGGGCTTTCGGGTTGTAACCTCAAGCTTCTCTCCTGTTAGTGGAGAATACTACCGTGCAATCACTGTGCTTGCAGACGCTGTCGTAACACTCACCTCAGAAGAGGGGGATAACCTTAGCGCTGTAACGCTTCTTGCTGGCTCTACAGTCTACGGATTGTTTAGTGCTGTAAGCGTTAGCTCAGGAACGGTAATCGCCTACATCGCCTAAATATGATTGGTCTCGGACTAAGCGTAAGCCTGACTCCGTCTGGTGCTGGATTCCTACGTGGAGCAGCGCAGTTAATCTTCAACGACTACTACAACAGAGTAACGGCTGATGGTGGTACGGTAGAGGGAGAGTCTTGCTTTGAACGTGCCGTATTCTTGCTTGGCGTAAGAAACTCAATAAACTATACTGACTTAATCTTCCAACGTTGGACTGCTGATGGCGCTACTGTTGAGGCTGAGTCTTGCTTTAACAATTCCTTTTTTGCAATTAACGCGTAATGGAAGTTTGGCGAGACATAGAAGGATACGAAAGTGAATACCAAGTTAGTAGCTATGGTAATGTTCGATCATTAGATAGATTCATAAAAAGCAAGTCTAAGCTTGGAAAAGAATTTTTAGTGTTTAAAAAAGGAGGCAATTTAATTCCTGAACTTGGATCCTTAGTTTATCCATATGTAGTCTACTATTTAAAGAAGGACGGTAAAAGACACTACAATAAAGCTCATCGCTTAGTCGCCAAAGCATTTATACAAAATCCAGAAAACAAAAAACTCGTAAACCATATTGATTCCAATCCAAGGAACAATAATGTTGAAAATTTAGAATGGGTAACTCATAGTGAGAATTCTAAACACGCTTACGAGAATAATAGGATTGATATTACAAAGGCTATCTTTGCATCAGTTGAAGCAAGAAAAGGAAAAGGAAAAATCGTTTATCAATACACAAAAGAAAAAGAACCACTGCGTCAGTATAACAGTGTAAGAATCGCAGCCTTAGCCACAGGCTCTGATGAAAACGCAATATCAAAAGTATGCAGGGGAGTAATAAAGAGTCACAATAATTATTTTTGGAGTTATGAGTTTTTACAGTGATGCGTCAGTAGTTATGATACCCTCAGGGTATAAGACGTCAAAAGTCTACTGCGCTGTACCTACAGATGGGGCAGCGGACCTTTCATTTTCAAGGTCAAACGACACCGCCACCCGAGTCGGCCCCGATGGGCTTATTGAGAAGGTGCGTACGAACCTTATTACCTACTCGCAGGCGTTTGATAATGCTGCTTGGACTAAAGGCGGTGTAGGAACTTACACAAGTGCAGTTACTACTGGTTTCACCGACCCAACGGGAGGCAGTAATGCCCAGCGTTGGTTAGCAACAATCGCTACAACTTCAGACCGAGCTTTTGTACGTCAACTTTTAACGCTTACAAATGGTATTCCGTACAATGTTTCATTTTGGATTAAGTCAAATACTGCAAGCGCACAAGAGTTGTATGTTCAGTTTCAAGGTGGTGCTGTTGCAACAGTAACGGCTACTACTTCTTGGACTCGTGTTTCTTATACACAAACAACTTCAGTTACTTCTGTATTTGTTGGCGTTGATGCAAAGCAGCTTGCTACTGACGTGCTTATTTACGGATACCAAGTAGAAGTTGGTGACGTAGCAACAGACTACATCGCCACCACCACCGCAGCGGTAAGCGTTGGCCCTGTTAGTGGGTTACCCCGTTTGGACTACTTGAATAGTACTTGTCCTCGCCTGTTGCTTGAACCACAGCGGACAAACCTTATAAACTATTCGGAGCAGTTTAGTCAATGGGTAAGCGTTAACTTTACCCTAACCCAAAATTTTACCACAAGTCCAGACGGATATCAAAACGCAGATAAGTTCGCTTTTGATGCTTCTGCGGATTCGTCTTGTTATAAGTCGGTTAGCGGCTCAAGCGCAATATATTCTATTTCAATTTTTGCAAAGTACGTTAGTGGCGGAAAGTATCTATACATTTTCAGCCCAACCAATAGCGAAAGCGCAAAAGTTTGGTTTGACATTGAGGCTGGGACTGTTGCTAACCAAATAAGCGGCTTTACTGGTGCTATTGAAAATTACGGCAATGGCTGGTTCCGCTGTACGTTGACCAATACATCAAACAAATCGCTTGACTATTTTCAGTTTGGCATTTCAAGTACAAGCAGCAGCCGCACTTTGTCAGCTGCTTCGGTGTCATATTTTTGGGGCGCACAGGTAGAAGCAGGAGCCTACGCCACCTCGTACATCCCCACATTGGGAGCAGCGGTGACAAGGGGGGCGGATGCGTGCAGCAAAACGGGTATCAGCTCTTTGATTGGGCAGACCGCTGGCACCGTATTCGTGGATTTTGAATTTTCGGGTTCAAAGGATTCATTTTGGCCAGTTATGACCGTAATGGGCGCAAGTTCTGCCGAACTTATTGAGATTTATGGTAGCGCTGGCAGTAATAGTGTGGGTGTTTTTATGCTTGACAATGGCGTAGCCCAATTCTCGCAAAGCAGAACGCTAACAGTCGGCCGCCATAAATTAGCCATATCCTACGAGTTAAACAATACGGTGGCCTACCTTGATGGAACAATAATGGGCTCCGTAGACACATCGTGTACCATTCCCACGATGACGGAAATAGCATTAGGCAAATTCTCTTATTCAAGCGCCTATACTTATGGCGATAGGATTAACCAAGCCCTACTATTCAAGACCCGCCTTTCAAACGCTGACCTCGCTTCCTTAACCGCCTAAATCAACATACGATGCAAAAATTTCGCAAGTTCTCTTTCCCAGTAGGTAAGTGGGAAGAACTAAAGCCACTAATCGAAAAGACCTCAGAAGGTCCCGAAGGTGAAACAACCTACTACAACAACGAAATCGTAGACGTTGTAGTTGAGCTTGGGAATCTCTGTCTTGAGTGGGGAACCGATGCAGAAGGTAACCAAGTATGCGAGGTGACAGACCCTAACTATGCTGTTGACATTGTATGGCACGACGAGGTTCTTGCAGCCTTCGTTCCTTACTTGGTCTGGCCACTCCCAGTTGGTGTTTCTAGTATGGGCTACACCCTTGATACGGAATACGCTACCGCATACTGCGTGGCTAATCCAACAGCTGAGTACTGTCTGCCTCCAGTACCTCCGACCTTAAAATAACGTTCGTATCTTTATATACGTTACAGGGGCCAATCGTGCCCCTTTGACGTTTTGTACCTTTGCAATTGTATGGCAAACCAAGTAGACTTCAAGATCCTACCAAGCGATCAGTTCAACGTATACAGTCCTCAGACTCGTAGTGATAAAATCATTACCTACTTTACGTTGCTCTCGAAGCTACGTGGCGATATCTTAGCTGTAGGACAGGAGGATGATCCTAACGACATTGTATCAGCGTACTATAGCACAGTTGGAGGCACCCAAACGCTTCATCTTGTAAAGGCAGACGGATCAGAAGTTACAGCTAGCTACACTATATCTACGTCAACCGAGACCCAAAATGCATCAACTGGAATACTAGTTGGTGGTGAGTTAACGGCATCTATTGGAGGAACTACTTTTAGTATATCTGCTGGAGTAGGTCAAATTGTGTCTCAAGCGGCAACATCATCTGGTGTGTCTACTATAGTTACACCTATATCGTGGGACGCATTTAGCGCTATTACTCCAACGAATCTAACTACTCAGCCATTCACATATCTGTATATAGATTCAGTAGGCGCCCTTCAGCAACAAGCGACTCCGTTTACTGATGTTCAATACAAGAGCAGCATTATCATAGGTCACCTATGCCATATTGATTTAGCTACAATCAATCTTGTTACCGGTGACCAAAACGTAGCGTACGGAACACCTACTCGTCTGCTTGAACTTATTCAGACATTTGGGCCAATAAAGAAACAGGGCCTGACGCTCAGCGCAAACGGATCAAACTTAAGGATTAATAGGTCAGCTGGAGAAGGATTTATTATTGGATCTAACTATCAAATTGATCAGTTTGACCCAGACAAGATTATCATTTCAGCAAAAATACCGTCTTTGCTGTGTAGGATATACAGGAACGGAAGTGGAGGATATGTGTTTGACAACAATGGCGGGTCTTACTATAACAACATAGATCCAACTAAGTACGACAATGGAAGCGGAACGCTGCAGACTGTAAACAACAATCAGTGGACAATTCAGCGCTTATATACATTCCCTTCTGCTCCAGACGATATTATCTGTTACTACGGAACTCAGATTTACAACAGCCAAGGTGATGCTATTGATAACATCCCATACGAACCATTTAGTGAGGCTCCGATTACCGCGCTGAACTCAATCTTCCTTGGATACGTAATTCCTCGTGGTGGTGCTTCGAACTTGTCGTCATTGGGTGATGCTACGTTTATTCAGGCTGGCCTATTCAGGGGCTTAGGTTCTGGAGGAGGATCAACGACAAACTTAAAGCTTGAGGACTTGTCAGACGTTGTTATAACGTCTCCTCAGAATCAAGACTTTTTGTTTTACAACTCAACATCTCAGGAGTGGCAGAATGTTGCGGTTGGAGCTTTCAAGACTATTGCTGTTGCTAGCCAAAGTGATGTAGTTGCTGATTCGTATAATGACACACTTACTCTTGTTGCTGGATCTAACGTAACAATTACTACTAGCGCTGTTGCTGACACAATTACAATAAGCTCTACTGATCAGTACGTTGGAACTGTTACTAGTGTTGATATGAGCGTACCTACTGGGTTCGCTATTTCTGGAAATCCAATTACTACAAGTGGAACTCTTGCTTTAGCTTTTGCTAGTGGATACTCACTTCCTACCACTGCATCGCAAGCCAACTGGAACACGGCATACAACGACAGCATCACTGCGTTCTCGTACAACACCTCTACTGGAGTACTCACGTTGACTCAGCAAGACGCAGGAACGCTAACTGCTACCGTTACTCTTCAGCCGTTCAGTACAACAAACCTTACTGAGGGAACGAATCTGTACTTCACCACTACTCGTGCACGTCAAAGCCTCAGTGCAGGCACAGCAATATCTTATGACAATTCTACTGGTGTTATCACCAACTCGGCTCCCGATCAAATTGTAGCTATTACTGCAGGAACAGGCACATCAGTAACTGGGACTTATCCAAACTTTACCATTAGCGCAACAGGCACTGGTGGAACCGTTACATCAGTTGACCTTACTGCAGGAACAGGGATTAGCGTAAGCGGAGGACCCATTACCACTTCTGGAAGCATAACGGTAACAAACACAGCCCCCGACCAAATAGTATCACTCACGGGAGCCGGAACGACGTCTGTTAGTGGGACATATCCAAACTTCACTATTACATCTAACGATCAATACGTTGGAACTGTAACATCTATAGCTACTACGGCTCCGATTACTGGAGGGACAATCACCACTACTGGGACTATCGGAATCACTCAGTCTGGAACCGCTTCAGATGGCTACCTAAGCTCTACCGATTGGAATACATTTAACAGCAAAGAGCCTGCATTAGCAAAAGGTAACCTTACAGAGACAACATCATCAGTTCTTACTATAACTGGTGGCACCAATGCTGTCATTGGGTCAGGAACTACAATTGCTGTTTCTCAATCTAGTTCTACGACGAGCGGATACTTAAGCTCTACTGATTGGAACACATTCAATGGAAAAGCTGGAACTTCTTTCACCACTATTTCAGTAAGTGGTCAATCAAACATTGTAGCTGACTCAGCAAGCGATACATTAACAATAGTTTCTGGAACTGGCGTTTCAATTACAACTGATGCTAGCACTGACACTTTAACGATTACGAATAGCGCACCAGACCAAGTGGTATCTATCACTGGTGCTGGCACAACTTCTGTTACTGGAACGTACCCGAGTTTTACGATTACTTCAAACGATCAGTATGACGGAACCGTAACTAGTGTAGACTTAACGGCTGGAACTGGCATTAGCGTCAGCGGCGGACCAATCACTACATCTGGTAGTATCACTGTTACAAATACAGCACCAGATCAGATTGTCTCTCTTACGGGCGCAGGAACAACAACAATTACTGGAACCTACCCTAATTTCACCATAAGTAGTGACGACCAATACGACGGAACAGTTACTAGTGTAAACCTAACCGCAGGAGATCGCATCGATGTTAGCGGTGGTCCGATTACAACTAGTGGATCAATTACTGTTACCCACGGCGTAGCTGATGGTGCTGACTTTATAACGGCAGAAGCATTCCGAGACAGAGTCATTGCAGACGGAGGAATCTTCGAAGCACTTGGAGAAGTTGCTATTGCCATTGGCTCACTAGAAGATGCAGCCTCGCCAACATCCACAGACTATAGTGGTGGAACAGTACTTCAGAATCTTGCTGTTGATGAGTTTGGTCACGTTCTTGGTATTGGTGCAATCACACTTGACACGGACGATATTACAGAGGGATCAACCAATCTGTACTACACAGATGCCAGATCTCGCGCAGCACTCAGCGCTGGCACTGGAATTTCTTACGATAATTCTACTGGGATTATTACGAACTCAGCTCCAGACCAAACAGTAGTATTGACTGGAACCGGAACCACGACCATCACTGGGACCTACCCAAGCTTTACCATAAATAGCGACGATCAGTACGACGGAACGGTAACGAGCGTTGACCTGACGGCGGGTACGGGAATCAGTGTAAGCGGAGGTCCGATTACGTCTAGTGGCAGCATTACGGTTACGAATACAGCTCCAGACCAAACCGTAGTATTAACAGCTGGTACAGGCATATCTACTTCTGGAACCTACCCGAATTTTACGATTACCAATAGTGCCCCAGATCAAACTGTGGTCTTGACGGCAGGAACTGGAATAACTACAAGTGGAACTTATCCAAACTTTACGGTAACTAACTCAGCTCCAGACCAAACAGTTGCACTGACTGCGGGCACTGGAATCAGTGTAACTGGTACGTATCCAAACTTTACGATTACCAACTCGTCTCCTTCATCGGGAGGTACAGTAACTTCTATTGCTACTACTGCGCCAATTACAGGTGGTACGATTACATCTACTGGTACTATTGGTATTACTCAATCTGGTGCTGCTGCAGATGGATACCTTTCGTCTACTGATTGGAATACATTTAACGGAAAGGCTGGAAGTTCGTTTACCACCATTGCAGTATCTGGACAGTCAGACATTGTTGCAGACTCTGCTAATGATACGTTAACTATTTCGGCGGGAACCGGAATAACGCTTACAACCGCAGCACTAACTGACACCCTCACGATTACCAACAGCGCACCAGATCAGGTTGTTTCTTTGACGGGAGCTGGCACCACTGTTGTAACTGGCACATACCCGAGCTTCACCATCACATCTAACGATCAATATGATGGCACAGTTACTAGTGTTGCCGCCCTTACCCTTGGCACTACAGGTACTGACTTAAGCAGTACGGTTGCTAATGGTAGTACTACGCCAGTCATCACATTAAATGTCCCAACAGCTTCTGCAACAAATCGTGGAGCGCTGTCTTCTACCGACTGGACTACATTTAACAGCAAGCAAAATGCTATTACGCTAACCACTACTGGTAACTCTGGTGCTGCAACATTTGTATCTAGTACTTTAAACATACCAGAGTACACACTTACTGGCCTCGGTGGGGTTCCCACAACAAGAACACTTTCGATCAACGGAACATCATATGACCTCAGTGCAAACAGGACTTGGAGTGTTGGAACGGTAACAAGCATTAATTTGACTGCCGGAGATAGGATTGAGGTTAGTGGTGGCCCTATTACGTCTAGTGGCTCTATAACGGTAACTCACGGAACAGCAACTGGTGCTGACTTCACAACAGCTGAAGCATTTAGAGATAGGGTTATTGCTGATGGAGGAATCTTTGAGGCGCTTGGTGAGGTTGCTATTGCAATCGGTAGTCTTGAGGATGCAGCATCTCCTACATCAACTGACTATAGCGATGGTTTCGTTTTACAGAATATTGCTGTTGACGAGTTTGGCCACGTATTGGGAGTTGGCGCTACAGACCTTGACGAACGTTATGCTCAGGTTGCATTTAAGAATGTTGCTGTTAGTGGTCAGGCAACGATTGTTGCTGATGCGATTGAAGACACGCTAAATATTGCGGCTGGGTATGGCGTTTCAATTACCACGGACGACACCACTGACACTGTCACGATAGGATCACAGTTCATACCATATCCTGTGTATGCTGCGTCAATGTACCAAAGTGCTTTGACTACTCCATTTGTAGTCACTTCAAGTTGGTCAGTAGTTAATATAGATGGAACAAACATTCAACTTTCTGCACCAGTCGATAGCGATGGCGTCTATACTGAGAACTTAGCTACCGTAATGATAAGCATTGAAAATCAGAAAGAGTCAGCAGATTTTGTTTGTGTTGGTATACGTTTATACAATCAAACTCAAAGCGCAATCATAACCGATTCAACACACACTTGGACTGGTTATTTAAATTCATTAGGAAACGATTCTGCGAACACCATATTCACATACCACATACCAATTGAAGAGTATGTTGCTACTGGTGACACTATTCGTGTACAAATGATTGATTTAAATGCTAACAGTCCAGAAGTAAACTTCGCGAGCTTCTCTCTGCTCGCTACATCTGGTCCAGTATAGTATATTTGCATAAATAATTTAATCTATGTCACAAGTAAACAAAGAGTTCTTAGAGAACATCAAGCAGCTTCAGTCACTGATGGAGTCGGTCAAGACAGAGCTTGGAACCATCGCACTTATCGAATCCCGCAAGGCTAAGCTTATCGCTTCCTACGAAGAGGCTGAGTCTTCAATGAAGGACGTACGTGCAAAAATCTACGATAAGTACGGCGACGGCACTATCGATCTCGCCACTGGTGAGTTTACGCCATCGACTGGTGCTGAGGTGATTGAGTAGTCAGCAGCCATACATATAGTGCAGATGGGGTCCTAAAATGGGCCCTTTCTTTTTGCCATAAATTTGCACCAGTTGAAACCCATTTAGTTGACAAGTGAAAATCTTTACCTACATAAAAGGCAAACTTATGGGCTTCGCCTCTATCTTTAAGGACGACAACAGTTGGAACGAAAAGACCATCATTGGTTTCTTCTCTTTTGCTGTTATGGTAATCGTGATGATTGCAGACGTTGTATCTGGACTTATGGGGAAAGATCTTGTCATAAACGAGTTCACATATAACTCTTTCGTTATAATTACGCTTGGGTCATTCGGAATCGCAGGACTTGAGAAGTTTGCCAAGAAATGAAGCTACCTGTATCTTTCGATCAGTTCCAGAAGAACCCAGTTGCCGCTATTGCGTTTATTGCGCTTGTCGCAATAGGTTATCTTTATGTAGACCAGAAGATGACGTCAGAAACAATTGACGACCGATGCCAAACTCGTGTCAACGAGCTAGAGGTAAAGGTTGACAAGTACACGGAACACATCCGTAAACTCGACTCAGCTTTGGCCTACACAAGTGCTAAGAACGAAATGCTTATCCAGACACGATGAAAAACATAACTCTCCTCCTGATTACTGGTATTGCTGTTGGCGCTGTTTTAGCCGACCAGAAAAAGCAGAACGTTCAGGCTGATCCCATCGACATCATCATCGAGAAGTCAAAGAAGACAATGCGTAAGGCAAGTGCTGTTTCAGCTATGGCAGACAAACAAGTATCCGAGAGCGTAAGCAAGATGAAGCAAGTCATCGAGGTACTGGAAGAGCAAAACGAGCAGCTCGTTGAACAAGTTAAAGTAATGGAAGATGAGATTGTTGCTATTAAGTCTGAGCCTGCTGCTCAGCCTTTCGATGTACTCGCAATCCTACCCGATTCAACGGGTGGAGGGAAGTGATACAGTAGTCGTACTTAAGCTGTCTCAGGCTGCTGCAATGAACAGCAGATTCGTTAAGCTAAAGAAGGACATTGACTCTGTAAGCGTAGACTATCGTGGTATAAAGTCTGTTGCTGACTCTTTGGCTACGCAGAACGTAAGAACTACTGAGATGCTACGCAAAGCTCTTATGGAGCCTAAGGCTGCTGTAAGAAAGGTAAACGACCAATGGGTTGGTGGAATTGCCCTGTATATATGGGGTAGATTTGTATTCTTCGTATTATTTGAGCAGTGATGGACAACCGAGTAAAGAATCTTCTAAAAAAGCACGGACTTGCAGGGGTCAACAAGGCAAAGGCAACGCCTTCGCACCCTAAGAAGTCACACATTGTTTTGGCTAAGGTCGGTGACAAAGTTCGACTTATCCGATTCGGAGAGAAAGGTGCAGACACTGTAACGGAAAGCAATCCATCTCCTGCTCGTGCAAAGAAGCGTGCAAGCTTCAAGGCTCGCCACGCAAAGAATATTGCTAAAGGTAAAATGAGTGCAGCTTATTGGGCTGACAAAGTAAAGTGGTGAGCGATGGCAACAGCAAAAAAGAAGAACCCAGAGCTGTGGAAGCGGATAGTTTCCCGAGTGAAATCTGGCTCGAAGGGCGGGGACTCTGGGGAGTGGAGCGGGAGGAAAGCACAATTAGCAGTTTCGTTATACAAGAAAGCAGGAGGCTCTTTCGTTGGCCCCAAGCGTTCGACATCTCTATCAAAGTGGACCCAGCAAAACTGGCGCACAAAGAGTGGTAAGCCATCAAGTGAAACAGGTGAACGCTACCTACCAGAAAAAGCAATAAAGTCTTTATCCTCAGCAGAATACGCAGCAACAACTCGTGCCAAGCGTGAGGGAACAGCAAAGGGTAAACAATTCGTAGCCCAACCCAAATCTATCGCCAAGAAGGTAGCACGCTTCCGTAAGTAGTCTCATACGAAACACTTGCAAAATATGCAATAGTAATTTGCAGTAATTTTGCTTTTGTAATTAAAATTTATTTAGTATGAACAATGACATTGAAGATGCTCTTGGAGCAATGGGATTTGAGGTTACCAACTCAGAGGTGCCAGAGGGTACGCAATTAAGTGCCCCCACCTTCTCGGTGCCCGAAGGTGCAGAAGTGCTAGACTTCAGCGGACAGACTGCTGAGCCTACTCCTGAACCAGAGGCAACGTTGGAACCAACCCAGACTCCAGAGCCAGTACAGCAACCTGAGCAAGAGATTGCTCAAAGTTCTTTTACAAATGAACCTGAGCCAGAGATGTCTGAGCAAGAGTTCGAGGCTGCAATCGCAGGTTACGTCAGTGAAAAGCTCGGCGTTTCCATCGATAGCATCGAACAACTTACTAAGATTCTGGAAGCTCAAAAAAGCCCATCAATTGACGAACGAGTCAAGGCGATTGCCGACTTCGTTGCAGAGACGGGACGTGATCCGTACGACTGGTTTCGCTACCAATCTATTAATCCGTCCGAGATGGATGACCTCAGCGCTGTGAAACTACAGATGGCTGTTGACTATCCTAACCTCTCTAACGAAGATGTCGATTTGCTGGTGAAGTCCAAGTACAAAGTTGACGAGGACCTATTCAGTGATGAAGAGATTCGGTTATCGAAGATTCAATTGAAGATTGATGCGGATAAAGCTAAACGGGACATCGAAAAGTTGCGCGAAAACTATCGTATGCCCGTGAAGCAAGAAGCCTCTCAAGAGGAAGTTCAAAGTCCCATTGACGAGAACTGGATTCGCACGATGAGCCAAGAGGTTGATTCACTTGAAGCACTGAGCTTTCAGCTTGGTGACCAAGAGTTCAACTTCGGTATCAACGACCAGTACAAGTCGAGCCTAAAGGATAAGAACGCCCGCCTTGACGAGTTCTTCGATCAGTATGTCGATGACAGCGGAAGCTGGAACTTCGAGTTGCTGAACTCTCACCGAGCCTTGGTAGACAACATTGACGAAATTGTTAATTCAATCTACAAGCAAGGTCTCAGTGATGGCCAGCGCAAGCTCGTGGAGACGGCTGCGAATGTGGATGTTTCTAGTCCACGTCCCGCCCAGTCAAAAGCTGCTGATTCTGTCACTGCTCAGATATTAAACTATATGAGCAACAACGACAGTCTTCGTCTCAAAATCTAAAAAGCCTAATACTTAATACAAAATGGCATCTACTACTTCTACGCCGTTGGATTTTTCTCCCAACAGCTTTCGTCGGTTAGACCCGACCAAATACACCTCACTTGGTGACTTCATCAATGAAGTAAACAAGCCTGACAACCGTGATCTTCTTGTTAAGACCTACGGCAACCAAGGCATCACTGGCTTCCTCCAGATGGTAGGAGCTGTGAAGTCTAACGGTGCTGCCGATGAGGTTCAGTACTGGGAGGAGACTCGTCTGCACCAACTTCAGGTTGCTACTCCTGCCGCTTCTGGCGCTGTTGGAGCTACGACCTTGACGTTGAACCTTGCTTCTGCTGCTACTTCAGCCACTGGTGCTACCAAGGCTGCTGCTCAGAAGTACTTGCGTGTTAACGACGTGATCTTGGTTGGCGGTGTAGACCGTTTCATCATCACTGCTGTTTCTTCTGGCGAATTCTCTCAGACTGCTACTGCCGCTGCTACTGCTATTGCTCTGTCTAGCGCTGGTCTGTCTGCTTCTGCCGCCGCAGCTTCAGCTAACTTCCCCATCGTTGGTAATATGTTTGCTCAAGGTACCGACCAGAACACTGGCTACCTCGAATCAAACGTTGTTAAGCGTACGAACCCATACCAAATCCTCAAAGAGGTTTACAAGGTTACTGGTTCACAGGCTACCAACATCGGCTGGATCAACTTGGGCAACGGCGACTACCGTTGGTTCATCAAGTCTGAGAACGACACTCGTCAGCGCTTCCTCGACAAGCGTGAGATGATGATGCTCTTGGGCGAAGAAGTATCTAACACTGGCTTGACTGCCCTTGGTTCTATCGCTGGCTCTGAAGGTTACTTCTCTGCTATCCAGAATCGTGGTATCGTAGTTAACTCTGGTGCTACTACTACTGCTGCTATCGCTAGCCTTGACGAGCTTGATGCTATCATCACCGCCCTCGACAAGCAAGGTGCTATGCCTGAGTACGCTATGTACGTTAACCGCCTGCAAGACCTCGCCATCGACGATCTGATCGCCAACGGTACGTCTACGGCTGCTAACATCACCGCTGGTGTTACCACTCAGTTCGGTCAGTTCGCTAACGCAGCAGATATGGTGAAGCTTGGCTTCTCTTCATTTATGCGTGGCTCTTACACCTTCCACAAGCACAGCTGGAAGCTCCTCAACGATCCTACGTTGTTGGGCGCTAGCAACTTCCAAGGTGTAATGATTCCTTTGACTAATGTTGCTGATCCTCGCACCGGAGAGAAGTCTCCTGCTTTGGAGCTCAACTACAAGTCAACGAATGGCTACAACCGCGAGATGGAGCACTGGATGACAGGTTCTATCCTTGGTGTAACCAACACCAACACGGACGCCCTGCAGTTTAACTACCGCTCGGAGTTCGCACTGGTTACTCGCGCTGCCAACCAGCACGTGCTTTTGACCAAGTAATTAGCCTAACAGCTGATTCAGAGGGGGCTTCGGCCCCCTTTTTTATTGGCAAAAATTCGCATTCATACAACTAGTAATTTTGCGTAGTTATTAACTAAATTCTATTTAACTATGGCACGTCCAGCAAGAGCAACCGCAGCTCCCAAAGCGGAAGGCGCATCTGAGCGCAAGACAAAGATCTATTCGATTCCTAAAGGTGGTGGCATTATTGCTAGCATTAAGTCTGAGGCTATCGTATACGATCCCGAAACAAATACTAACCGACAGATTCGCTTCTGCCCCAACGAACCTTCCATCTTCTCTGATGAGCAGTCGCAGTTTGCTGTTCGTAAGCACGTGGTGTTTGAGAATGGACTGCTTGCTGTTCCCGCAGACCAGCCAAGCCTTCAGAAGTTCCTCGAATACCATCCGGGCAACAAGGCTAATGGAGGTGGTTTATTCGAGGAAGTAAACACAGAGCACAAGGCAGAGCTTGACATCAACGAAGAGTTTGTTCTTCACGATGCTGTTGGTTTGGTTCGTAACAAATCTATTGACGAGCTGATGCCAGTTGCTATCTACCTCGGCGTAGACACAAACCAGAAGAATGCAGAGATTAAGCGTGAGCTGTTGCTAGAGGCTAAGGCTCGTCCAAAGCGCTTCATCGAGTTGTTCGACAATCCTACTGTTGCCACCCGTGCAATTGTGAAGAAGGCTGTAGACTTCCAGCTCATCAATGCTCGTGAGGATGGTATGTACTGGTTTGACAGCAACCGACTTATCGTAGCTACTCCAGTAGGCCAAGACACAATCAGTGTTACAACACAGTTTTGTCTGACTGAAAAGGGTGGAACCGTTTACGAAACCTTGAAAGAAGAGTTGCATAAGTTAGAATTGTAACATATATTTGCAGTCATAATAGTTGTGCCTACGTTTTCATAGGTGAATTGTTTTGATTGGTTGGAAAGAGGGCTGCAGAAATGTGGCCCTTTTCTTTTGTTGTACTTTTGTACGAACTACAGATATTAAGCTATGGCATCAGTAAACCGCGTATATTCTGCCTTAAAGGATCTGGTCAATAAAGACCAGCGTGGCTTTGTTACGCCTGCTGTCTTCAACAACTTCGCTCAAGTAGCGCAGATGAATCTATTCAACAAGATGTTCAGCGATGGCGCACTCAACAAGCGCCTACGTCAGGGGCAGATTGATGCGGGACGTGACAAGTCTCGTGTGAAGCAGACAAATGAAGACCTTTCGTATTTTTCTAAGCGTGGGACAATTAGCCTCACTAGTGGCGTTGGAGCTAAGCCAACCGACTTGGCTCGTGTGATTTCTATCTTCACCACTGATGCAACAGCAAAGAACCTTGAGCTCATCTACGACGAGGAGAAGCTGGAGTACATCCTTCGTTCTACGCTCAGCGCACCAACAACTACGTATCCTATTGCGATGGTGGGTGACAGCATCTACGTGTACCCCGTGTCTATTGCTAGCGTGTATATGCGCTACTACAAACTTCCACAGGGACTTGTCCCATCTACCGGAGCACGCACGACTTCATCTCCTCGCTTTGGCTACACGGTAGTCGCAGGCAAGGAAGTTTACGACGCAACAAATAGCGTAGACTTCGAGCTACCCGAACACTACTTTGCTGAGCTTGTGGTGGAGACTGCTAAGCTTATTGGGGTCAACCTTCGCGACACTGATGTGTACGCCTACGCTAAACAAGAAACTCAACAGCAATAATGGCACAGGATACCGTATCGCTCGAGCAGGTTATTACGGACTTCGTCATCTCGATGGAGAGTGATGACTATGCAAATACCGCATCAGACACACTTATTCGTAACTTAGCACTTCGTGGAATCCGCGAGATGGGTTTCGACATTCTTAAACGGCTAAAGGCGACTTCACTTAACATTGATCTTAACACCAACACCGTTACGCTTCCTGCTGACTACGTTGACTTGGTGAAGATCGGAATTGTAGGATCAGATGGACTTGTATACATTTTCGGAGAGAACAAGAACAAAAATATACTACCCCAACAGCAACCTTACCAGATACCTGATTATCTGTTGGGCTTTGATGACTTTATTTATCGTAACTATGTGTACGCCACAACCGATGGTCGCCTTTACGGGTACGGCGGTGGACACTACAGCGGTGAATACCGAATAAATCTAGAGCAGAACCGCATTGAGCTGACCACCGGAACTAGTGTTGATACGGTCTACATCGAATACATTGCGGACGAAGCGCGTGCTGCTAGCCCAACTGTTCATATCTACGCTGAGCAGGCGCTTCGCTCGTACATCTACTATCACTTGATTGAACGCAAGAGCAATGTGCCATTAGGAGAGAAGGGTCGTGCTCGTCAGGAGTACTTCAACGAGCGCCGTCTGGCTAACTCACGTCTCAAGGCATTCAGCAAGGATGAAGCACTTAAGACGATTCGCAAAAATTTCAAGCAATCTCCTAAGTACTAAGCACTTATGATTGATAAACTCGTACCACGATACCTGAATAAGGACGATGATGCTCGGCTAGTTAAGAGCGTAGAGATGACGGACGCACTCAATGTGCGACTTTCTTCTGAGACAGATGGCGATGGCGGAGTCATTAAGAATGCGTTTGGTAACTCTGCTGTTTCTTTTCGCACTGGCAACAACTGGCAAGGTTTGCCTCACGCACTGCCAACTGGTACGAACAAAGTTGTAGGATCAGTAAGTGACCTTAAGAATGGCGTCATCATCTACTTTGTTTACAATAGTAATGCTGACCACTCGATCTACCGATACACCACGTCACAAGATGTTGTTGAGTTGGTTTACCGCGATAGCGTATTGGCATTCCAAGCCGACAGCTTTGTAAAGGGTGACATCATAAATAATCTTTACAACGAAGTGCTCTTGTACTTCACTGATGGAATTAGTGACCCAAAAAAGATTAACGTAACCAGAGCCATCATTGGTGGGTATTCAGACGTTATTACTAGCGGAACAGACGCTCAGAAGCTAGAGTTCCTTACATTGGCTAAAAAGCCACCATTGGACCCTCCTACGTACGAGTTCTTTACCGATGCTGCGTATGATGACAACAACATCTACGAAAGCAACTTCCAGTTTTCGTATCAGTACGTATACCTTGATGGAGAATACTCTGCTATTTCAAAGTATACTGACTTAGCTATTGCATCAAACCAATACCTTGACGGATTCCTTGAAGATGCTCAGCGCAATGAGTACAATGCAATCCGTGTGTTTGTAGAAACCTCAACAGCAGACGTTAAGACCATCAGAGTCTTGGGTCGTCGCGGTAATGCTGGTCCGTGGTTTATTGTAAACGAGATTCAAAACCCCGCCCTGTCAAGCCCCGCCACTTTGTCAACTGAGTTCCGTAATGATGAGCTGTATCGGTTCATCTCACAGGATGAGGCAAACAAAATTTATGATGCTGTTCCACTTGCGGCTCAATCGCAGACGATTTCTGGCTCACGATTGTTTCTTGGAAACTACAGTGAAGGATACCCAAACGTAAACCTTAAGGTTAGTTTATACCCGAACTACGACAAGGAGTCTTCGGTGTACAACATCCCAGTTACGATTGATGAAACCACAACGTTTATTAATGGAAATACGCAGTATACAGTTGATGGAATATCTTTTGATTTGTCCAGCGTTTCAGCTGTTACATTTTCTTCCGATGCAATCCTTCACGTAGACATTGCATTTGCGTTTAATGATTTGGTTATTGACGCACCAGATGCCTTTATTGATTGGGTTGAGCTAGACGAAGATCTTGTTCGTCACAATGCTGGTGGCATATTAGCTGGAGATGGAATACGAGTACAGCCAGCACCCATATCTATAAACTCAAACATCGTTGTACCTGCTGGCTCTACAATTACAGATGTAGCAGACGCTATTGTTTCCTTGGTTCAGAAGACATACTCTTCAACATTAAGTTCAAACACTTCTGACTTCCTGTATGCTACCAGATTCAGAAACAATATTGCTCCTCCGATTGGAAACATCGTACTTGACGGAGACCCAACCATTTATCGTTGGGGATTCTTTCAGGGAACTTGGAAGTTTAACTTATCTTCTGGTGGCTTAAACACGACAACAAACAACTTAAAGTTTGTAGTGTCATCTATTCCTACTGTAAGCTTAAATCTTTCTAGCGTTGCAGGTGGAGGACCAAACAGTCCAAACCTTCAGAAGCAGTACAACGTAGACACATCTGGTACGCTTACGATTACCAATATGTCGTACACTAAGTATGTACTTGGTGTCGCTCCAACTGGGGGAAACAATGAAGATCCATACGTAGTACCAGTAGGAAGCGGAGCAACAGCTAATGCGTTCTACATACTCGGATACAAGCCATCAAGTGCATCAAACCTCAACAACTTCACAAAGACTTACGAGCTGTTAGAAAGTTCAAGCTTTGTCGCTGATGAGATTGAAGGATACAAACAGTTTAAGTCTGGCGCTACTCACGAGCTTGGCTTTGTTTTGTTTGACGATCGTGGACGTCCAACTGGAGTACAGAAGGCAGGAAAGACATACATCGATTGGTACGGAAGCCGCAACTACCGAGGCAAGAACTCTATCGTTATGCGATTGGCTGGAACAGTACCAACGTGGGCAAAAAGTTGGGCACCAGTATACACGAAGAAGGGATCTATTGAAAGCTTTGTTCAGTACAGCGTAATAGATGGATTTGCCGCAACCAACGTTGAAGCAATCAACTCTCCGTCTAGCCTTGCAAATAACGACTACATCTTCTTGTCTTTCCGATCTCTTGAGGGAAAGGACGACTCATACAAAGAGTCAAAGGGTGCGAATCTAGAGTACAACTTCGTAGAAGGTGATCGACTTCGTATCGTTTCATACCAAGAGGAAGACGGTCAATACAGCTTTACAGTTAGCTCAACTACTGGCACGATAAACGTTGGAGATGTACTACTTCAGTTTAATATATCTGGTGTGTCTGTACTTCAGGTTACAAGTGTTAGTTTAGTTGCTGGAGCTGGAATCATAACAGCTGTTTTGTCATCTGGTGCGCCAGCGCCACAGGCGTCTGGATCATTGGCTAACATTGTTAGTGGCGCATTAGTGGCATACAGCTCATTTGCGCTATCTGAATCTAAAGTTTACCCGTCGAACATTGAGTTTGATGTTGTTGGATACGAAGAGTTTGTTGATGACTTAGACACAAACCCAGTTCTAGACAGATCTACTGATGATACTATCTATAATACTACTGGAAAATTCTTAGTACTTAAAGACAAAAACATACCAGCGTTTGACAAGAATGCAATCGTAAATGGAGTAGATCTCTGGTCGAAGAAATGCTTGGTAGAAATCTACAGAAAGCGTAAGTCACAAGACGAAGAGGTATACTACGAAATAGGTAAGTCATACGATGTGACTAATGGTGTTCTTTCTGGAGATCGCACTGTAGTTTCTCAAGTTGCTGCGTTATGTACCAATGTAAGACCACTTCAGTTCCGAACTGATGTTCAATTGTATGCTGGAGATGTACTTAGCGATGGAAGCGGACGCACATTTGAGGTACAGAATGTGTACCCAGAAGTCAGTGGCGGATACAATTACTTTGTAGATGGAACATTCGGGACTGGACTATTTGTTGCTGGCTCTACTTACACGTTAAACATTACCAACAGCAGCCTTGTAGCTGTTGAACTAACAGAGGGTGACACCTACTTCCGATTGCGTCAGCTTCGCTATGGTAACAACCCAGATTCATACAACTACTTTGTTGAGTATGTAGAGTCTGACGAGGTAAGCGACTTCTATGAGTCAAAGAACACTTCTATCGGTCGTCCATTTGCTGTTCTTCCAGATGCTCAAACGGTGTTCCGTACTGGATCAGTAACCTACTCTGACCCATTTATTATTGACAACACCCATATGGGATTGTCATCATTCAATCCATCGCTTGCTCCATTCTACGACCTGAACTACATCCACGGTTCGATTCGCTATATGGTCAACCGTGACGACAGCGTCATCTTTCTTCAGGACAAGAAGTGTGGTCTATTCCCAGTGAACCGCAACCTTATTGAGTACGTAAACGGACAGCAGGGAGTAACCGTTTCAACATCTGTTGTTGGGACTCCAAACTACTATGCTGGAGAATACGGAGTAGGTAACAATCCAGAGTCAGTTGCTGTTGAGAGTGGTCGTGTGTACTTTGCCGACATTCGTAACGGTAAGGTTATTCGCATCTCACAAGACGGAATCACTCCTATTAGCGAGGTCAAGATGGACTCTTACTTCAAGGATAACTTCCGTGACATTGTTCAGTTCGCATCAGTAAAGCGAGTTGTAGCTGGTGTTGACGACGAGGCTGGAGAGTACATCATATCATCCACTCCTATCTACACATCTACCATCACAATTGATGGTGACGGAGTTGACATTACTGCGGCTTTTCAGGCTCGTTGTGAATCAGATGGGGGAACATTTGAGGGAGCTCTTTGTTTTGATGCGGCTATTGAAGTACTGCTTGGAGATTTTACATTCCAACTTCAGACCGATACTGCTGGATCTGTCATCTTCTCAGACATTGAGTACAACGATGACAAGTTACTTCAGTTCAACACTGACGTTCGTGACTTCCAAGACATCTGTGACACGTTTGACAACAGCATTAATGCAGTAGTATACCTTGACAGATTAAGCGCAGGACAACCAATTATTGTAGGCGAAGAGTTTCAAGGAACCAACAGTACAATTTATGGCGTTGCAACCAACTCTACGTATGATTTCTTTGTAGGTATTTCAATCAATTTAGCGGAAGGAACATTTACGTTTATAAACACTTGTGGTAACTACAATGGAACGATAGCATCTCCAACAGCTACTACTGGTGGATTTACCGTAGCATACGACACCGAAGATAAAGTTTGGAATACTCGCTACTCATACTTCCCAGAGCGCATTGCTTCACTTGATGACACCTTGTACACATTTAAGAATGGCACAATGTACGTTCACGACTCTACCGCTAACCGAGCTACGTACTACGGAACGGGATATGGCGCTACTGTAGAGGTAATCAGCAACAACAATGCTTCTCTAGTTAAGGCTTATGAATCGCTTAGTCTTGAGGGCACCTCAGCTTGGGCGGCAACTGTCAATAACACAGACCAGTCCACCTCTATTTTGTCTACTGACTTTATTCAGCGTGAGCGTGAGTACTTTGCCTACATACCTCGCGACACTAGTGCTAACACAGGAACTACTACAATCACTTCACTAAGCGGAAGTTCTGAGATGTTTGTGTTGGGCAATATAGCAACTAGCGGTGTAAGTGGTTCAACCATTACATTCACCACTCCTGTTGGCGACGTAGCGTTCCCGATTGGCGGTACGCTGTACAAAGTAAGTGGATCTACATTTGTAACACTTAGTCTAACTGTTACTGCAATTAGTGGTGATAAACAGATCACTGCTAGCGGTAGTGTGACTGGAGTGAACGACGGAGACACTATTGTGGTACTCGCAAATGCTGGAATCGAAGGTGACCAACTGCGTGACTACTACGCTAAAATCAACTTAACCAACAGCAGCACGTCTGAAATCGAGCTGTATGCTGTCAACGCAGTATACGCAAAAAGTAATCTACACAACGAACTGGGACAATAATTAGTACCTTTGTAATATGCGACCAAAGAAGAGTAAAGAACCAAAAAAGTATGCTGTAGGCGGTATGGTTGCCGGAGCACTGCTTGGCGCAGGTCAGGCAGGTCTTGGCATCTACCAAGTGATTCAAGGACAGCAAGCTGCTAAACGAATTAAGGAAGCATCAACTGCCCGTCCATCTGAGTACGCAGAGCTGCTAAAGCAGGCACGTAATGCTGAGCTGGAGCAACGACGTCTAGAAGAACTTAATCGTTCAATTTCCACCGGAATTGCTGCCGCCCAAGGCGCAGGTGGGCGCACCTTACTTGGTGTGCTTCCCAAAATGGTGCAAGCTGGAGATGCTGGTGCACTTGACATTTTAGGACAACGCCGCTCTGATACAATGCAGGCTCTTCAGTTTGGTGCTCAAGGCGCTGAGCGTGAGATTGGTCGTGAGATTAATCGTGAGATGATGGAGCGTGGTGCTGCTCAGGCTGCACTTGAAGGTGGACTTCAGAACATTGCTGGAGGACTTAGCCAAGTTGGTTCGTCGGCCATTTTTGGCCTGATGGGAAAGAAGGACGTGACTGAAGACACTACCCCAGTCGCAACACAGGAAACGGCTGCTGTTGGACAGCAACCAGCTATGATTGCTGAATCTGATACAGAAGCAGTACTTCGTGAAGCAGCTCGTCGTCAGCGTGAAGCTGATGCACAAGCTCTACTTGCAGAAGAAGACTTTATGATGGAGCCAATCCGACTTCAGGAAGGCGGTATGATTACTGGCGGTAAGTTTGATCACAAGACTAACCCTATCGATATCATCCACGCTGGACGCAAGGTTGGTGAGATGACTGGTGGTGAGGTTATTCTTAACCCTTCACAGCAAAAGAAACTCAGCAAGGAGAGTGCTTACTTCCGTACCTTGTTAAAGAAATTCAATAAGCAGAAGTAATGGCGAAACTAATACCGAGTGGCGTAGTAAACCTACCAAACTTCGCAGAGCTTCAGTATAATCTCAACGAGCGTGAGCGCCAGAAGCAACTGCAGTTTGACGAGTGGTCGTCTCAGTTTGACAAGAAGGCTGGCACATACCTCGACGGAGACAAGGAAGCTGTTCAGACGTCATATGCTGAGGTAGAGAAGGCACTAAAAGAACTTGCACGTGACCCAGATAGCGTAGAGCTACGCCGTAAGGTTCGTGAGGCTAATGCTTCATACAACGAAGTAGCGGGTACCGCTCGGTTTTTGGCTGACAACTACAGACAGCAATGGTCGTCTTGGAACTCGGACCCAGATAAGTTTGGTGTAAGCGGTCAAGAAGCAATTGACTTATTCAATCGTGAACGTTCTACAAAGCGTGATGCTAATCAGATTATGTCGCTAGCGGCAAATCCGTTTACGCTTATGCCAAAGTATAAGTACGATATGCAGGCCCCTACTCAAGTATCTAAGGAGTACGAGGATTTGTTCCGTAAGAACATCAACGACTACACAAAAAAAGATGGCAGTGTTGACCTAGATAAGGCTCGTGAGTTTATTACAAACGCTATTGATGCTAGGTACATTGACCCAAATCAATTGAAGAACTCAATTATATATTCAGGTGTACGTGAAGGAGTAATTGGTCGTAATGGTGAAATTACAAGTCGTGCTGATCTTGACGTAATTGACACTGAGCAGTTCGCTCCACAACGCGATCGTCTTGCTAATAAATTCAAGGACGACGTTGTTAATTCATTTATGGCTGTCATCCCTAAGGTTGCCGTGAACCCTGCCGAGATGAATCTCCAACAGCAGAAGATTAATCTTGAGTATGCTAAGCTTAATCAAAAAGCAAACGAAGCTCAGCGTGGAAACAAATACTTTGGAATAGACCCTGCTCCTTACACTCAGCGTGTTGGAGATAAAGTTATCGCTAGTGGCTATATGGTCCCTATTGACTTTGCCCCAGTGAACACTACACGAGGTAACATTGTTCGCTTTGGAAAGCTAAACGGAAAGCCACAAGTTATACTTGAGGTGAAGGAGAAATCTCTCGATGAATTAGGTAACGAGGTTACCACTATCAGAGAAGTTGCTCGTCCCGCTAAAGATAGCGACCTTTCATTACTTCGCAAGGCAACTGATGGGCTGTCAGATGAGTACTTTAAGATACTTCCATCGTCTCAGCGCTCAGCAGGCACTTCGCAAAATGCCGTACCTTCGCAATCAGGAAGTGATCCTCTTGGACTCGGCCTTTAAACGTTAAGATATGCCAGAACCTAAGTTATCAGTAGCTGAATTTGCGGCTAAGGTAAAGTCAAAGTATCCACAATATGCTGACGTTGACGACTCGCTATTGGTTGGTAAGATGGTTGAAAAGTACCCAGTGTATGCTGATCAGGTAAATCTTGACGTAAAAAAAAAAGAATCTTCCGAGGCATCCGATTCACTCTTTTCGGAAGAACTTTCTGCTTCGGCTACATTAGCTGAAGTCCCTGCTCCTTTCGGTGAAGTTCCCAAGTTTGAAGGAACTAAGGATAAAGAGCCACAAAAAACTCGACAGCAAGTAATTGAAGAACAGCGTGCTGCACAAGCACAAAAGTTTGCCGACATTGGCTCATACGTTGGTCAATCTATTGCCGAAGGTGTTGTTTCTGCAAACACGTTTTTGAACAGAGCTGTAGAGACATTACTTCTTGGTAACAACACAAACTACTTTTCCTCAAACTCAGCAAAACTTCTTGAGCCACTAAACCAAGAAAAAGAACGACTTCAGTCGGAATATGTTGGAGAGGAAACAATTGGAAAGGGTATCGTAGAAACATTTCAAGAGAACCCTTTAATTGGAGCTAAACTTATTGCGTTTGAGGCTGGTCGTCAAATACCTCAGATGTATGCTATGGGAGCTATTGGTCGTGCTACGATGGCTGCTGAAGGAGCAACCGCTGCAGGACTAAGAACTGGTTCTATACTTGCGCCACGTACAAAGTTGGTTAAAAAGATTGCTGAGGATGTAGCGCCTATGGTCCCTCTCGGTATGTCGTCAGCTGGTCAAGCGTATCTTGATGCTGCTGAAAAGAATCCTGAGGATGACTTTATTGATGCAGTTACTAATTTAGCTGTTGCCACATACAAGGGCACTGGTGAGATTGCATCTGAGCTTATGTTCCGCACTAGCGTTGATGACTTGATCCGCGGTGGGTTCCGTAAAGGGTTAGTGTCTGATATTGCTAAATCAACTCGCCCAACACTTCAAGCCGCTAAGCAAGTAGGCAAAGATGTAGCAACCGAAGGTTTTCAAGAGGGTCTCGAAGAGCTTGCTGTTGAGATTTCTAGCAATGCTATGGATGCACTCGTTTTTGGAGAAGATATGTTTTCCAAGAGTAACGTCTATGGGATGGCGGACGCATTCATTCTTGGCTCTGCAATTGGTTCTCCAATTACTCTTTTATCAAAGGGGCCTAGTGCAATAGGAACAGCAAATAACATTAACAAGCGTCGTAATATCTCAGAAGAGATAAATGATTTGTATGATGTTCACCAAGACCCCAATACTAGCGCATCAGAAAAGGCTGTAGTTAAGGGTCAAATCATCAATAAACTTGCAGAACTTAAGCAGGTAGAAAATAATCTTGCATCTTTTTACGAGGAGTTCAGTGAAGAAGATCGCAACAATGTTATTTCATTGAATCAAGAGCTTTCTATGGCTCAGTTGATTTATCCAGAACTCAAGAATGAGCAATCAAAAGATGCGCTTCAGGAGAAAGTAAAACAAATTTACTCCGAGAAGACAAAGATTGAATCTAAGTACGACCCCAACATTAAAGTCTACGAGTATGATAGTCAAAAAGAAACAGGGATACCAAGTCCTATCGCAGAAGGGGAAGCCGCTATCGAAGCCCAACCTATCGAAGGAGCAGGCAAAGAAGCGACTCCAGCAGATCGAGTACTTCAAGCACGTGAAAAACTAATACTTGAGTCCATTGGTATGGATGCCACACTCCAAGCTGTAGAGCGAGGAGATGAGGTAGAACAATCAGACGCTGAGGCAGCGCAGGAGCGCATCCTTCAGCTTATTGAGGACATAGACAAGTCTGACATTCCTGCAGACGCAAAGCAGGCGTACATCCAAACACTAGAAGATAAATTTGACGAACTAGAGTACTATGACAACAAAACAATTACTACAACTGAACAAGTTACCGAAGAAGTCCCAGTTGGAGCTCCTCGAGCGGGTAGCCGCACGGTTGTCGAGCCAGAAGTCCGACGCGGGAAGTTCCGCCTCTTCGAAAGGTTAAATAACCTTGAGGTTGCTGTTGGCACAGAAACCGATGGTCAAACATCAGTAATCGAAACTCAAGAAGACGGTTCGATTGATGTTGTAACATACGATAAAGCAACCAAACAAGAGGTTGGTCGTCAGGCTCGTGTTGCTGATAACATCTTAGGTCTTGAATACGTAGAGTCAATATTTGACGCAGACGGAAATCTCACTGGTGTTGTGATGCGTCCAAAGACGCCAAAGGGACAGGATATTTCTTCAGTCCGCATCAGTGTGATAAACCGCCCAGAACTTGCGATGGACATCGCTATTGATGCTCGCAAAAAACAGATTGGAGATGTTCCAGAAGTAATCTGGCTTCAGGAGTACGAGACTATTACTCGTGAGGTAACAACCAAAGAAAAGGTACCCGCAAAAGAGCGCCCCGTTGCCGAACCCGTAGCCGAACCTGTAGCCGAACCAACAACAGAGGAGGCTGAGAAACAACCCGCCGCGGAAAAGGAGACACCCAAAGGCATTGTATCTAAGGATCAAGCAACAGCAGCTGTATCTATGGCTAAGAAGTTACTTGCTCGTTTAGGACTAAAGACCAAGGTTGTCGTACATAACAGCAGAGAAGAGTTTGATGCTGCAATGAATGAAGTTTCTGCAAGTGGGGCTTCTGATGCCGCAAGAGATGGCGGAAGGTTTATTCCTAGCCGTAATGAAATACATATTAACCTCGAGGATATGCTTCTGTCGGACCCATTCCACGAAGTATTCCACGCGGCATTTGTATCTAGATTCTCTAAAGGTAACCAACAAACAAGGGAGAAGGTAGCATCTGAATTTAAAGATGGAATCCTGCGTGTATTGCGCACTGGTTCTGCTCAAGATAAGCAGTTAGCAGATGAGGTAGAGCAGTTCGTAAATGATGGCGAATACACAGCAAAAGAGAGTCCTGAAGAGTTCATAGCACAAACTGCTGGAATGATTGCCCTTAGCGGTAATCGCATCAGTAAGTCCACTATGGACAAGCTTATTCAGTGGTTAAACAACTTCATTGGTAAAATATCACCTGCCCTAAAGTTGAATACTCGTGGTGAGTTTATTGACTTTATGAACTCGTTCTCTGGGGCATTGTTTGACTCATCAATTGACGATCAAACATACACTGGACTAGAGTCTGAGGCGACTACATCTATACCTTCTGTTTCAGAGTCTAGCTCTAGGCAAGGCAAGGATGATTCGTATGTTAATCGCACATTTAATAAGGAAAAAATACAATTTGCAGACCTTAGCGAATATGTGGGCAAGCCAGCAATAACATATGCTATGGACCTTGCTGTTACAGGCACTGTGAAGTCACCAACGGGGGTTACATATACCTTTGATGGTGGTGTGTTTTACCCGCTCCTCGGAGAAGGAGGTTGGGCATTCACCGACGAAAAAACAGCAAAGAAGATATTGAGCAAGCTCAAGAAGTTTGATGGACGAGTATTGCTTATGTCTCAGGACAGCCGTGGAATCCGTGGCAACTTTCAGTTTTGGGGCTATATGCTTGAGGAAGTTAATAAGGCTGTTAAGGACAAGCGTGCTACTGAGGCTGAACTTGTTGAGTATATCAACTCCAAGTTAAAGAAGAAACCAATTGAGTCAGCGCTAGAGGAGAAAGGTTTGCCACTTCAAATCAAGAAGCTGTCCGAACTTAAGAACCTTATGCCAAACGATGGCCCAAAGAAGGTTGGATATGAAGTTCGTGCAGAGTTTAATGAGGCTCTGTTTTCTGCGGAGGCCAACAAGCGATTTGGTTTGCCTAGAATTGAAACTATCCTAGACTACGTCAATGAGCCCCTGCTTGCAAATGCTCAGTACGGTGACATTGTTGCTGTCCTTGAGTTTGACCCAAAGAAGATGGAGGTCAAAGATTCTCGTACAATTGAAGGCGCTAAGATTCACCCCGCATACCCTTGGATTATCACTGGATTCAAGGACCTAAAGATTCTTAATGAGTTCGTAGACGTACGAAATGTCTTTGGCGATTATCGTTCTAAGATGGCTGAAGAGAAGGGCGACCCAGAGCTTAAGAAGCGAATTAAGATTCGTGCCGCTCGTGCTGTCGTCACTGGTGGTGCATCAGCAAACAACCTTGAGATTAACAACAATATTGTCAAGTCTATTGTAGGCATTGCCCCATATCGTGCTAAGTACGTTAACGAGATATCTGAAGCTCGCGATGAGTATAAGAAGCCATCATTTGAGCGCTTTGTTAAGGGATTTAGGGACATCGCAAAAAAGTTTGATGTTCAAGTATACGGAATCGAAAAGACTATTGGCGGCTGGTACGACTCCGAGTTAAACTCTGTTACTCAGGAGGTATCAATGCGCCCTGCTATTGCTGGCAACAAGGAAGACATCCTTGCTATGTCTGCTGTTGCGGGTATTATGGCACCCGTAAAGAAGGAAGACTTCCAAAACGGAGTTATGCTTGTGGAATACAAGTCTGGAGCAGAAGGAAGTGAGGTAACATTTAACGCTAATAGCGACGCATCTGCAAAGCAAATTATCAACGCACTTAACGATTACGGATTTGGTGGTGGATTCACGTATGTGGTATCTGAGAAGTCATTTAGCCTTGCAATGATTCCTAGCGAAGAAACTTCTATGGATCAGTTGCGTGATAATTTAGATAATCTACTTACATTTGCTCAAGAAAACAACCTAATCGATGAAAAATCAATCAAGTACTATGAAGCAGAAATCAAGTTCCCCAACTCAGACAGAGAGTCCGAGGACTATTATGGACGAATTCTTCAAGAAGCGCGGGATTCCAAACGCTACGAAGGAGATGGAAGGGAAGGTGCGCTTAAGCTTCTCAACCAAGCCTTAGAAATTCTTGATGAGCGTAATAACGCTCTAGACTCAGAACTATCAGAGTCATCTTCTCGTCGGGCAAACAAGCCATACGATGAACTATTAGACAGCTCATCGAAAGAGAAGGTGCAGCTTGGTTTCCAAGCCTCACAGATAAACTACGACATTGAGGACCAACTAGCGGACTCTAAGTCTTGGCAGCAGCGAGACAGAACTCCTATGGAGCGCTATACTGACCTTGCTCGCATTGCAATTCAGGACCGACTTTATGGTGTAATACAGCTTCAGGAAGATGTTGAGTATTCAACTAGTAAGCCAGTAGGTCTTGACCAAGACTTCCGTAATGCTGAGATTTTGATGCACGGAAAGGCAGCGAATGACATTGCAGAGTCAACGAAGAAAGCAGAGGATGTCGTTGCTAATGTCAAGAAAGCAGGAGTAACTCTTGAAGAGTTTGATGATCTTCTTTATGCTCTTCACGCTCAAGAGCGTAACAGATACATCCGAGTACAGCGTACTGACATTGCAGAATCTATTACTGACCTACGTAAAAAGAACAATCTAAAGCCGTCAGAGGCTGCTCAGTTAGCTGGCATAGACCCAGAAACTTATCGAGAGCTAGAGGCAGGAACAGCAAAGGGAGGTATCAGCACAAAGGAGTTGAACGATATACTATCAATATACGGACTCACTCCAAACCAATTCTTTACTCAGTACACCCGAGAGAATGCTGGCTCTGGTATGACCGATGCTGAGGCTCAAGCTATTCTTAACTCATATGGGCTCGACTCATACAATCCAAACATTAACTCCCTAAAACCTGCACTTCGCGATGCAGTAAAGGGAACGCAAGAAATCATCGCAGACACACGTAGTCGTATGTTTGACTTTGGCCTTGAAACATTTGATACCCTACTTGCTTTTGAGGATACGTATAAATACTACGTACCACTACGTGGGTTTGAGGGAGAGGATTCAGCAAGTGAGATAATTGGTGGAGGTCGTGGGCTTGAGGTTCGCGGTCGGGAGAAGCGTGCAATGGGCCGTAAGTCTAAGGCGGACTCTCCATTCTTAAATGCTGTTGCTCAGAATCAATCTACGATTATTCGTGCTCGTAAGAATGAGGTTGCTCAGAAGTTGTACAAACTTGCCAAGGAGAACCCCAACGATGACATCTGGAAGGTTATTGACCCATCTGTAAACAAGGAGTATAAGAAGAAGGCCACAACAAAAGGAATCAAGGATGTAGCAAAGACGATATCGGACTACGTACTTGACGACAGAAATTTTGCTGTTCGTATTGATGGCGAATATAAGTTTGTTCAGTTTGCAGACCCTAAACTTGCAGAGGCACTTCGGGGTGCGAATGTGGTAAAGGCAGACTTCCTAGTGAAGTCATTGGGTAGATTCAACCGATTGTTGAGTTCATTCATCACTACGTACGACCCTGAGTTTGTACTTCGCAACTTCTCTCGAGACATTCAGGTTGCTGTTGTTAATGCTGTGAGCGAACAAGAGATTGAGGGTGGCCTACTTAAAGGCAAGAACATTACTAGTAAGATTGTAAAGTCTGTATTCCCTTCAATCAAGGCAATCTTTAAGATGTCTGGTAAAGATGCTCAGGCAACCAATGAATTTGAGCGTTACTATAGCGAGTTTATTGAAGATGGCGCTAAGACGGAGTGGTTCTACAGCAAATCTGTGGATGAACTCCGTAAGGATGTAGACAAGCTTATGAGCGGCAAGGGCGATGGTGCTCTTCAGGCTGCTGGAAACTTTGTCGAGCGCATCAACACTTCTGTAGAGAATGGTGTTCGTTTAGCTGCATACATTGAGTCTCGAAAGGCAGGTCTAGCAAGAGAAAAGGCAGCAGAGCTAGCGAAGGGCTTGACTGTTAACTTCAATAAGAGCGGATCAATTGGTCCCGTTGCTAACTCTTTGTATCTGTTCTTCAACGCGTCTGTTCAGGGTACATCCCGCTTGGTTCGAAGCCTTAAGCCTCAATTCAAGAAGAACGACGACGGAACTCGTTCGCTTCAGGTTACTAACGCACAGAAGATTGCTATCTCAATGTTTGTGGCTGGAAGCATTATGTCAATCATCAACGAACTTATTAGTGATGACGATGAGGATGACAAGTCATTCTACTCTAAGATTCCAGACTTTGAGAAGGAGCGTAACATAATCATTATGGCTCCGAACGGAAAGGACTATATTAAGATTCCTCTTCCATATGGTCTTAACGTCTTTTACGTTGCAGGAAATGCAATGGCTGACGCAGGACAGGGAATCAAGTCTGTGGGCGAGGTTGCATCAAACATCTTTGAGGCCGCCATTGGTTCGTTCTCACCGATTAACTTCCCATCTAGCGAGGACTTATCCTCTTGGCTCATCAAGTTTGTTACGCCAACAATTGGACAGATTCCGTTGTCTCTTGCACTTAACGAAGACTACTTCGGGCGTACGATTTATAATGAGAACTTCCCAACTGACCCAACACCTAAGCCAGAGTCAGAACTAGGTCGTAAGGGTGCTACACCTCAAAGTGTTTGGATTGCTAAGCAGCTCAATAAATTGACTGGTGGATCTGAGTTTAGGAGTGGAATCGTTGACATCAATCCTGATAAGATTGACTTTGTAATTGAGACGCTTAGCGGTGGTGCAGGACGATTTGGATTGCGCACTACAGAATCTGTTTCTAATGTTGTCACTGGCAATTGGGATCAGATGGAATCAAATCAAGTTCCCTTTGCTCGTGTATTCTATGGACAGCCCCGTAAGTTTGTAGACCTTCAGTCTTACTTTGATAGGCGCATTGAGGTCAATCAGTTTATGGACGAGGCCAAGGCAAACAAACTAGAGCCTAAGGATGCATCAAAGGTTCGCTCTATGTATGTGGTATCTAAGTCTGTAGACAAGGCTCTTCGTAATATCAGAAAGATGGAGAAGGCTGCAGAAAACATTAAGGACGAAAACACTAAGGAGGATAGGTTACTAGAATTGGAGCGTATGCGCTACGCACAACTAGCTAAGTTCCAGAAAGCATATGAAAACTATAAAATAAATGAACTCTAATGAAACACATATCGATTCTATTAGCAGCTGGATTACTTACTGGCTGCAGCGCAACTTGGCACCTGAATCAAGCAGCCAAGAAGGACCCTTCCATCTTGAAGCCCACGGTTGTTACGATATGGGATACGATTGTGACTCCTCCAGTTTATTTGGTTGACACCGTCAGCGTGCCTACTGAAGGCGATTCCTCAGTGATTGACAACGACACAGTGCGCATTGTCATCACAAAGTATAAAGATAAGATGATAGTGAAGACTCAGGTAAAGGAGGTTCCCTACCCCGTGAGCGTACAGGCGGAGTGTCCTCCACAACTTGTTCAGCCTGAAAGTAAAACAGAAAAGGTAAAGAATTATTTACTTTTGTTTTTAGGAGGGGCACTTGTCCTGATGATGTTTCTATATCGATTTAAGTAATGGCAAAGACTAAAACCCAAACAGCCTCTACCTACAAGGCTAAGCCCAAGCAAAAGCGTCCGGGCGTTCACGCAAAGACCAAGACATCACAGCTCAAAACGTCAAAGCTTTATCGTAAGCTAAGCGTTGGGCAGGGCTAAAGAAAAAGGCCCGTCTTACGACGAGCCTCTCGATCCTGCTGTGGTAGGCTGGTGTGAAACTAGACCAACAGCTTGTGATGGTAACTGCGAGTATGCTAAGTGCTCTAACCGTCGCAGCTCAAGCAGTCGGGGTTCATCGCCTTACTAGCGATATCTCCACGTAGCACTGACTCAGTTCGCATATAGTACAGCGTCTTTACTCCTTGACGCCAAGCCTCCATATGGACTTGGTTGATCCACTTCGGAGTTGCCTCCGATGGAAACGCAAGGTTAAGACTAACAGCTTGGTCAATGTACTGCTGACGTAGACCTGCTTGGATTACAAGGTCAAGCTGGTTGATCTCCTTGAAGGTCTTGAACACATCCTTTACTGGAACGCTATCAATCATAGCATCAAGTTCGTCTTGGTGTACAAGCTTACCACGTTGGTAGAACCAAGGCTCAAGCGCAGCAAGCTCCTGAACAGAACCTCCGTCGGCAAGGATCTGATCCCACACCTCTTTAGTGTTGGCACCAATCTTCTTCAGTAAGCGCTCCAATGTGGGGTTTTTACGAATGAACGTACCCTTAGCTGACTGCTCGGTAAACACATTCGCTGCCCACGGCTCAATGCCTGCACTTACGTTACCGCTTAGTTTGCTGTTGGAGACAGTTGGTGCGATTGCACGCAGGTGGGTGTTACGAACACCGAACCCACGGCACCACAAAGGCTCGCCGTAGATGCGTGCCATATCACGACTCGCACGATCGCTCTCCATCTTAATGTGGGAGAAAATCTTACGGGTCTCGAGCTGGGCTTGTAGGCCCTCAAAAGGTACTCCACGTTGCTGCAGGTAGGTGTGCCATCCGAGTACGCCCAGTCCAAGTGCCCGTCCCTTTTCAGCGGAGCGAACCGAATTTTCGAAGCCCTTCATATTCTTGGCTTTCTGGATGAACTCCTCTAGCACCCCGTCCAAGAAGAACGTGGAGTAGTAGACTAGATCTGTGTCCTTCCACTCGTCGTACTTAGCGAGGTTGAGTGAAGAAAGACAGCAGACAAAACTGTGTGACTCGTCTGTGTGGAGTGTGATTTCCGAACAGATGTTGGTCATATAAACCTTCAGGCCGTTGTGCTTGTACGGCTCAGGGTTCTGCTTGTTTACGTTGCCGCGGTACATAATGTAAGGCTCACCAGTGGCCTTGCGCTTTTGGATAACTTTAGACCAACGCTTACGGGCCTCGTCATCGCCATCCTCCAGCTTACGCATAAACTTATCTGACACAACTACACACTGGTGTAGGTTCAGTGACTGGCGGTTCACGTCACCCTTAGGCTCGCGAATTTCAATCCAATCCCAAAAGTCTCCGTGCTCGATGTTGAGGTTGACAGATGCGGCACCGCGACGTACGTTACCCTGAGAAGTAGCAAGGATAGTTGAGTCGTAGATCTTACAGAACGGAACCACGCCATCGGTAGTACCATTGCTGTTGGAGATAGGTGACCCCGATGGACGAAGCATATTGACTCCGATACCTACGCCGCCTCCGTGTTTGGCTAGCATCATCATCTCGAGGTTCTTAGCCCCGATGTCGTGAACACTGTCAGCAACGTCAATACCAAAACAGCTGATGGGCAGGCCGCGGTCGGTACCCATATTTGCTAGCACTGGTGTAGCGAGGCCAAGCCAGTTGTTCCAGATGTACTCAAAGAACTTCTCCGCAAGCTCAGGCTTGTAGAGGCGCTTAGCCGCAGCGTTAGCTGCACGCCAGTAGGCATCACGCGGTGTTTCGCCCGGAAGCAGGTATCCCTTTGAGATTGTCTTGCAGTACACATCAGTGTTGCCCCATTCCGGGTAGTCTACTCCGAGTACCCATCCGTAGTCGTCTCCGTAGTTCTTAGCCATAGATTCTAGTTTTGATTATTTCGTTAATGAGTTCGTACTTGCGTCGATAGTCCTTGTTGAACTCGATTTCGTTTCGTACCACCTTTATTGAGTGGATTACTGTTGTGTGGTCTCTGTTGATTACAAATCCAACTTTAGGTAGAGATAACTCTGTGTATTCTCTAACGAGGTAGGCAACTAGTTGTCTTGCCTCACGAATGTTAGATTGCCTATTCTTTGCTCTGATTGCTATAGGTTTGATTTCGTACCCGTAGCAAACAGTATTGAGAATGATTTCGATTTTATCTATTACGTCCATATGTCCTCAAAGTCTTCTCCTTCTCCTGCCTTGCTGTAGTCCGTGGGGCGAACAGCAAAGAAGTCGGTGTGTGTTACTCCTCCAGATAAGTGGTTGAACCACTCAAGTTCAGCAGCTTTCTCAGCATCGTATGGGATGATTGCTTCGTAGCCAAGCTCAACAAGCTTCTCGTTTGCACGCATCTTGATGAACTCCTTAAGGTCGTCTGCCTTCAGGTTCTCAAGGTCCCCCATCTCAAACATCTTGTCGATGAAGTTTACCTCTAGATCAACAGCAATACGTGCGGCCTCCTCTACTTCTTTGCGTACCTCGGCACGGATGGTAGGATACTCTTGGCATACGTGGTTGAACAGAACGCAACCCATCTTACTATGGAGGCTCTCGTCACGTACGCTCCACTTCATTTGCTGTCCAATACCTTTAAGTAGGTTACGCATCTGGAACGAGTAGAGAACAGCAAAGGATGAGTACAGAGCTACTCCTTCTGCAAACGCAGAGAACACAGCGATAGAACGAGCAATGTCTTTGCGTCCTACTGGGCTAATCTTCAGAACGTTATGATCATATCCTGCCTTAGTGTTTACGAGGTTCTCAAAGCGTGCCGCGGTAGAAGGCTCGTGAAGGAATGCCTCGAAGTCTTCAAGGCCGAGTGTCTCGTTGAGGTAGCTGTATGCTGCAGCGTGGATGGTCTCCTGTGATCCGAACATCATAGCCATCTGCTTAATCTCGTGCTTGGGAAACCACTTGGTTACCATACTAGTCCAGTAATCACCAACAGCAGTTTCTGTTTGAGCAAAGCCAAGTAGGATGTTACCAACTAGATTGCGTTCAGCGTCCGTAAGGTTCTCTCGGAAGTCCTTGACGTCACCCTGCATTGGGATTTCAGTGTGAAGCCAGAAGGCTTGTGCCTGAGGAAGCCACCCATCTGTGAAGTACACGTTGTACTCGAATGGCTTATAATGGATTCGTTCGTCGAACAGTCCCATATTGATTGGTTTTAGATTAGACAAAAAAGGGCCACAGCTGTGACCCAAACGGAATGCGAAGATATGAATAGGCTACAAACCTAGCAAGTCCGTTATGTTTTTTCCTAAAGAAATATTGTAGTATCCTACCACCTTGACAATCATATTGTTGTTAGAGAAGTGGGTAGTCTTTGGCATACGACGCTCCTCCCACGATGGCTCTGGAAGCTCCGTCAAACGGAACGACCACACCCCGATGGGAGTTGAGTTGATATATACCGGGACCGTTCCAAACATAGAAGCCCGGGCGACAAGAGCATCGTACTTAATCTTCTCTATAACTAAATCGTTATAGTGGCGGTTCCTGCACTTGAGTTCGATGTCTGCGTTGTAACTAATTGAGTAACAATCATATTTAGACATCTGATGCTCACTTAACTCTAAGTCGGGAGCTAGTCGCTCCTTGATTAACCTGAACAGCTCTCTCTCGTACTTAATCAAAACAAGTGCTTTAACCGCTTAAGGTTTATCTTGTCGAGGTTGTAGTCCTCGTGATCACGAAGGTCATCGAACAAGTTGCGCGCAAGTGTCTTGGCTAGCTTCTTGTCCATAGACTCGATAGCCTCAGCCCACTCTTCTCTAGTTCGGCACAGAAGTCCAGTCTCTCCGTGGCGGATGACCTTGCTGTAGGGTTTGGTGTTTGAAGCAATGACAGCTGTCTTTGTCCAAGCCGCTTCTGTAACCTTAAGGTCACTCTTGCACCAGTTGAATCGGTTACCAGAAAGTGGCACTAGACTTACATCAAAGTTCTTGTAGAACTTACCGTAGTTCCATATGTCACGAGGTGGCATAGTCTTGTCGTACTTAAGAATCTCTTCGTAGTCCATACCTTCTACACCAAACGTGTATACTTTAGAGAAGTCGTATCCGATTTCCTTTATGTCATTAATGTGACCAAGAGCACCCACGTACCCAAAGCGCACATCACTAGAACTATATTTACGATGGTTTCTCCACTGATCTTCCGTTTCATCGATAGCGTTGTTTATGAATTCGATAACAGCTTTTGGATTTACTGCAGCCATCTGCTTTGCCAAGTACGTTGAAGGAGTCCAAATGACGTCAGCAATCCTAATGGTTTTCTTGATATCTGGTCCGTAGTATACTTCGTACAAAGCCTTGGCTGGATTCTCTGGATTAAGGGTCCAGTAGTCGTCATTGTCAAGAATCAGTTTGACGCCATTGCTCTTAAGCATTTGGCTAAACTTCTGGTGATTGTTGATCGATGCCTTCCTTGAGATGATAAGATTAGTTACAGGATCAAGGTTAATCTCCTTTAGCTGTTCTAAGTTCTCAATCCAATGCAGGTTTACCCCTTGCGCCTGAAGACGACGAAGGGGCACGATAAGCCTGTGGTAGTTGATACCATTTAGGCCATCAATATGTACGATGGTTATCATCCGTGTTGCTCGTTGTACTCTGTCAGAGCCGCACGAATCATATCAAGCTCGATACGGAATGAGCGTGAGTACTTATTTGTTACTTCGCTTACTTGCTTTTGGTCGAGCAGCGGGCTTCCCTTTTCGTCGTGTAGGTCTTCGTACAGTTCCGCGCTTGCTACCGAGATTCGGTTCGTCGCTATGAAGTAGATTCGGCTCAGTTGTTCTAGAGTCATTTTCAATTAAAGTATAGTTGTAACAAATTATTTTAGCAAGGTACTGATCCTTCTTAAGGTTTCCATCATACGTGATTCTAAGGTCCACGAAATATTTAGGAGTATCGTCGTGAACGTATCCATTATACCGTAGATAATCTGCAAGAAACTTAATAGCAACAATAGAGTTGTCAAGATCATACCTAGAGTTGTAGCGTAGATGGATAGCAAAGCGGTCCATAGTCCATTTATCATATCCTTCAAGCGCTCTGGTAATACCCGAAAAGTACTTTTCTTTTTGCCCGTGGCGATACGTCCAAAACTTGCCAGCGTAGAGCTGATTAAGTGACGGAGGCTTTGGTATTGATACTTCAATTTCATTACAATCAATTGTCATTAACCAAAGATATTAGAAGATATCGTGGATATCACTTGGTTCAAAGACAAACTTTTGCACAGGCTCGTCCTTGAGTATGGATTGAAACATATGCTTACCAGTGAACTTATTTAGGAATCCTACATTCTGTCTGTTCATCTCAAATAGAACAGGGAAGTCAAGGCTTGTTGGCTCACCGCCTGACTCTACCTCACGAACCTTACGAACGTGGATTTCTACCGTCCTTCTCATATCTGCTTCTGGATGCTGAATCTTCCGGTGAAACGTTAAAAAGTTATCGCTCTTGTTGACGAACTTACCCCCACCTTCAGTGTCTTCTGCAAACGGAGCCTGAGGTAAGCCATCCATACCCTTGCGGCGTTGGGCTTCTGTGATGGCGTGGGTAGATAACCATAGCGCCATATTGTGGGACTGACTAAAGGTAAGGAACTCGGATGCTGCCTCGTAGTGGTAGTCGTGGGTGGACAATGGTGTACCACTGCTCATCTGAATCTTAAGGCTGTTGTATGGATCAATGAAGTACCCATCGTAGTTTCCTTGGCGGATAAGCTTCTCAGCAAAGACCATAAGGTCGGTGTACGAATAGGTGTTCTTGTTACTGATAATAGTAAAGTGTTCGTTCACCCATTGGTATGCCTTCTTGAGTTGCACTTGGTTCATATCCTTAATCTGCATATTGGATGCGAACTGGATAAGCTTCATCTTCACTGATGCTGTTTTGTTTTCAGCAGAGTAGATAATCCACCGCCAATTGTGGCGGACCGCAGAAGATGCAATCATATAGAGGGCGAAGGTAGACTTACCGATGTTTGAGATACCATTGATAATGGTAAAGTCACGCTTAAATAAGAAGTGTTTGTCTAGGTTTACACAACCAGTGCTTAGACCTACTTGTAGCTTACCATCGATGTAGTCCTGAATCCAACGATAGTCTTCGTCATCGGATGAGATAAACGACATATCGCCATCGTTAATCATCATCTCTAGCTTGACAGCATTCTCGTTCTCGAGTACCTCCCGGATGGGCATTGTCTTGCCCTTTTCGATACCATCACGGATGGTGTTCCTTGCTGTCTCGATAGAGTCTACATCACGACGTAGTATCTCACGCTCAAGTACGTGGAAGGCTTCATCCTCCTCTATTCTTCCAACAGCAATATAACCACCGCACAACATTGCAGCCTTCAGTAGTGTGGCGTGCTTCTCCCCATCCTCTGCACGGCGGACCATTGAAGAGACAATAGCTAACTTGTTGTAGTCGGTGTAGTGGTCCTTCTGCTCAGCCTTCTGTGAGATGGCTTTCTCCGACAGCATCTGCCCAAAGATTAGCGAGTCTTCGTTGACGACAATCTCTGGGTCGTAGCTATCGAAGCAGGCACGAGACTCGTTGATTCCCGATGGGTCTACCTCAAGTCCGTACTCTTTATCGAAGTAGGCTTGAAGCGCACGGAAGTGGTCTCGGTGTAGGCTGGGGTTTGAGATGCGGACAAGCGCCTTGAGGCCTTCTCCTGAAGGTGATATCCAACAGGCAAACACGAACTTGTCTGTAGATAGAACGTTCTTGCTACCCTCAACGTCGATGTGGTCGAAGTCAAGGACAATCAGTCCGCTATGGTTCTTTATTGCGTCGTCACGACGCGACTCAAACTCACCTGCCCATAGGATCACCGGAAGCTTCTTCTTTGCTTCCTTCTGTCCTTGCCTTACTTGTTCTACCAACGCTAGGTGTTTCCCACCAGTCGAGATTCTTTGGAGCGCTGAAGCTACTGTTATGTACGTTGGGGTATCCGTTTGTGTTACGCTCGGAAAGATTGTTATTGGTTGGCTGAGCACGCTCATCTTCAATTGCGATTTTAAGTAGGATTAAGTAACCTATAAGGTCTTGTAGTGTGTCTTCTGTTGCATCGTTTAACCCTTTGTTCTTGATGCGCATCAGCTTGTCGTCGATACGGCAGGCGATGTTGTCAACAGCAGAGCCACGAGCAAAGATGTTTGATGGCTTAAGTGCTGAGTCTCCGTATGCTGCATTCTTCTCAAGTAGAAGGTCGCGTACTGCGTTTGCTGTTCTAGTTATTTTATTTGCTGAGTCTTTCATTTGAATAGTGGTTTTACTTGTTCTGCTACAGCCTGAACTACATCTACAGTTACCGCGTTGCCGCACTGCTTGTAGCGTTGGTTTCTGCTCATAGACTTGACTTCTCCATCGTAGTTGCCGAATGATGTATGGTCATCAGGAAATCCCTGGAGTCGTTCACACTCAATGGGAGTAAGCCTACGGATTCGGTATCCATCAAATAACCCTACGCTGTTGTGCTTTGGATCAGTCAGTGTTGGAGACTCATCACGAACAGCTTTGTTGTAGAAGTCAAGTGCTTTGATTTCTCCCTCAATGAAGGTATTTCTCCGCACGGTTTCGTTAGCTGCTTCGTAGGTAAAGATTGGCTCTATTACGCCTTGGTTGCAACTAGTCTCTAGCGTTTGAGCCTTCTGTTTACAAACTCGTCCACGACGTGTGTCGCTGTTAGGCTGTGCTAGGTTTACGCTGTCACCATATGTAGCCTCCTCATAGCCAACAGATGTTGCAGACTTAACTCGTAGAATTAGGTCGCTCTTTCCTTGGTTGAGCGCAGGAGCAATTCCTTCAGCATCGTAGACTCTGTCTTGTTGGTATGGCTGGGTACCGCCATTGGAATCAAGACGAGTACCAACCTGCTTTACTTGTGCATTGAGTTTACGTTCAATAATATAGCTTCCTTGTGCGTCGTTTCCGTATCGCTGTAGGATTGTATTGGTGTTTGCTTGTTGTCCCGATACCCCATAATTCTTTCCTGACTCAACTTCGATAGGAAAAACTCCTCTCCAATTTCGCTTGGGTTCTGCAGAATATCCGACAAGGTAAATGCGCTCTCTGTTTTGGGGTAGAAACCACGATGTATTAAGCAGTTGCCATTCAAGTCGATAGCCCCCAATGTTGGCAAACGCTTGGAGGATTGCCGCAAAGTCTTCGCCAGAGTTTGAGGAGAAAGTTCCTTTAACATTTTCCCAGACAAATACTCTTGGTCGGCATTCCCCAATGAGGCGAATTGCTTCAAGGATAAGGCTTGATCTGTCTCCATCCATTCCTTTACGTTTTCCAGCAAGGCTGAAGTCTTGGCAAGGACTTCCAAAGGTGATAAGGTCGATGCGTGGGAGGTCTGCTCCTCGAACATCTGTAACTGATCCGACATAAGTTGATTTTGGGAATTTGTGTTTGTAGACAGCAATAGCGTGTGGGTCTATCTCCGAGAAGAAAGAGTTCACCTTATAGCCTGCTCGTTCAAAGCCTAAGTGGAATCCACCGATTCCGCTAAACAGGTCTAGTTGGTTTATTTTCATTGAGTTTAATTGCTTTGTTGCAAAGTTGGGTTTTAGCCTCATCAAAAGTATTCCAACCCTCCGAGATACGCAAGTTGCAAATGAAATTATATCTACCTGACTTTGCGACCCCGAAAAGCCCTAGATAGAAAGGACAATTGGGTTGGTCAAAGCTCATCGTGACGATGGCGTACGAACCAACGCGGTCGTACTCGGTGTGGTTAACACCATACTGCTACCAACTCTACATAGCTCCTTGATGAATACGCCGTCAACGGTCTTACCCTTACGGTCCTTGATCTCGTTGTATGCAGACTGGAGGCAATCGTGTGCGCTGAACCCTGACTGAGCCGCAAGGATGATCAGAGTAACAATCGAGTCACCGATGCCGTCCTTCAGTTCGTCCTGCTTACCACGTGCTAGTGCGGCCATAGTCTCTCCAACCTCTTCCATAACCTTCAGTGCCTGACGGCCGCGGTTCTCTGGGCTGATGATGTTGCGTTGTTCTGCCCACTCTTCGATGGCTAGAAATAGTTCTCCTGTTGTCATT